AGGGAATGTACTCGCAACTCTTTCCGTGGCTCGAGGTTGGGTCTCCCCAGCACGACGCAGACAAGAGCCTTGTTTTCGATGCGGTTCTCGGGATTGCGTCTCAGGGCAACGACGTCTTCGAGAATGGAAAGATGGCAACTCGGGTGACTCTAATGCTGGAGCAGGGCAAAACTCTTCCAGAGATTGTCACCGCACTGCATGGCACGTTTGGCGACAAGACTGCCGCGATTGAAAACAACATATTAAAATTGCACGAGTTGCTGACAAGACATACCCCAAGCCAGCTCCGAACCCTTTTGTTCAAAACGGACACTGTTGCAAATTGGAACAAGAATCTGAAGCAAGACACTTCCCTGTATTACAACGGGGAGCCGCTGTCTGTTGAGGGCGGTAAAAATCAAATGGTGACCGGGTTTATGGTCTTTGGGCCAAAAATCGGATCGTTTATTAATAACCTTCATGGCGACTACTCGACCCTCACCGCCGACCTTTGGTATACCCGAACGTGGAATCGAATTCTTGGTCGCTCATTTAAGTATGATCCTCTCAAGGAGGGGCATCAATTTGAGCGGTTCCAAGACTCGTTGATTGAGGAATACAATCGGAATCAAGCCATCAAAAAAGGCAAAGAGTACACCGACCGAGTGCTTATTAAAAAAGGAGTCGAAGAGCCTTACCTCTACGGCGAGGACGCCCCTAAAGGCTCCAAAAAAGAGTTTCACAAATTATTGGAAGATAGTGGCGCACTGCTTCAGTTTGCGGAGCACCTCGAAAAAGTGTTCAGAACTGGCAGCTTCAAGGGAAAAACCGAATTACGAAGAGCCGCCAAGAATTGGGTTCAAGATCGAACGACGCCGCTTGCCGCCCCCCGGGCAAGTAATGAGCGTGCTTTTCAACAGACGACAATGGAACAGGCTCAGGCTAGGCTCGCTCAGGCCGGGATTAATGTTTCGATTGCTGACATGCAAGCCGCCTTGTGGTTTAATGAGAAGGAGCTGTTTGGGAAGTACGGCGCGGCCACCAGCGGAGCAGAACCAGCGGACTACGCTGACGCCGCCAAGTTTTCTTTGGACATCATCCAAGCTGGAGGTTTGTTCCAAGTGGATCGTAAAGGGAAAACAGTGCGACTCTTGTCCGAGGCCGATGAGGCTCAATTGACTGGCGTAAAGTCACCAAATAAAGGACTTTTGAAGCAATTGATGGAAAAAGAAAAAGCAATCAAAGCGGCAGAAAAACTGCGAAAAGAAGCTGAAGGAGAAGACGAAGAATAATATGCCAAAAAACGTAACTCGGAAGGCCGCATCACTCAAACGTTGGAACTGCAAATGAAAGAAGGACTCTACGCTAACGTAAACGCTAAACGGAAACGCATTGCTGCTGGTAGCGGCGAAAAGATGCGTAAGCCCGGAGCCAAGGGTGCTCCAACATCAAAGGCATTCAAGCAGTCTGCAAAGACAGCAAACCCCGCCAAACCAGCAAAAATGGGGACTTTGGCAAAAATGAAAAAGCCTGTAAAAAAGAAAAAATGAAAGACCCTAAAGACGTAGTTTGCCTCGTTGTTGATAACGGGTTGTTCTGCGAGTTGGCAATCAAGCTCGCGAAGACGTACAAGAAAGTGTACTACTACGTCCCGTGGGAGTCTGCTTTTCCGAGGCTAAACCTCGCCAAAATCGGCACAGGCATTGAAGAGCTGGAGCTTGTAGATTCAATCTACGGCCCACACTTTGACGAGATTGACCTGTTCTGCTTCCCGGACATCTATTTTGGATGGGAACAGGAACACTTGCTCAAAATGGGCAAGGTTGTCTGGGGGTCTCGGACCGGGGAATGCCTCGAGTTAAACCGGGAGGGCATGAAAGAGATCCTCAAGGCGATAGACATGCCTGTGGGTCAATACACTCACGTCAAGGGCATGGCGGATCTTCGAGAGTTCCTTAAAGACCACCCCAATGTCTACGTCAAGACTGACAAGTACCGTGGGACGTTTGAAACGTTCCACAGCCTCTCCTACGACCTTGTGGAGCCTAAACTCGACGAGGTTGAGTGGGGTCTTGGTAGGTTCAAAGACATCATCGAATTCACGGTCGAAGAGGCTCTCGACGATAAGATTGAATTTGGAACCGATGCTTGGACAATTGACGGCCAATTTCCCAAGACGCTGATTAGCGGCATTGAAGTTAAAGACTGCGGATTTGCATCAGTATTCAAGAATTACGCTGACATCCCGGAACCTCTTCGCCGATTCAACGACCGCATGGTCCCGGTGTTTCAGGCTTACGGCTATCGTGGTTTTTTCTCGTCCGAGATCCGCATTGGGGCTGACCACAAGCCGTACATGATCGATTTCTGCGCTCGGGCTCCTAGTCCTCCGAATGAGCTTTACCAAGAACAGTACAAAAATTTGGCCGAGTGTATCTGGGCCGGGGCAAACGGAGTTGTGATCAACCCGGAGCCCGTTGCTAAGTACGGGGCGGAGATCATGCTTCATAGCAGCTTTGCAGACAAGAATTGGCAACCGCTGCGGTTTCCTGAAGAGATCCGAGATTACGTTAAATTGCGGAATATTTACAAAGATGACCGTGGGTACTTTGTTATTCCACAATCCTGCGGACTCCCGGAAATTGGCGCAGTTGTTGGACTTGGAAACACGCTAGAAGAAGCTTTTGATCATGCGCTCGAGAACGCCGAGCTTGTCGAGGGGTACTACCTCGAGGGAAAGACCGGGGCGATTGAGCAGGTGCGTGAGCAAATTGATAAGATGAAAGAAATCGGGCTATCAACATTCGATGAGGATTGAAATTAAGACTGTAGACCCCAGCGCAATGCGTTACCCAACGGCTGGCGACTGGGAATGGTTGGCCGATGGAGCACTAATGCTCAAGGTCCCAGAGTACGGTGGCCGGGACGTTTCGGTCCTGCTCGTGGCAATCCACGAGATGGTCGAAGCGTTTTTGTGCAAACGCGACGGCATTACCGATGAGCAGGTGACCAAGTTTGACACCGACAACCCCAAGCTCGAGGAGCCCGGGGACGACCCTGCTGCCCCGTATCACCGTCAGCACGTCGTAGCAATGGCATTGGAGCGGGAAGCCGCAATAGCCACGTCCACGGACTGGGAAACGCACGACAAATGGGTGTTTGATGTCGGCAATGAGGTTGAACGGATTGAGCAGCGTAGCGAACTTCAAAAGAGCCGCATTCTTATGCAGGGAGCCCGGTACTGGGCGGAGCTGCACCTCTATAGCCTCCGGGCTGATGCCACATGCATCCCGTTTGGTGACATGCGATACTGGCTTGAGGCTTGGGTGGCTTCTCTCCCGTTTGACGGTTGCCCGTGCGAGGCACACCTTAAAGAATGGATGGCACTTAACCCTGCTGACTTTGGTGAATTCTTTGCGTGGGGAGTTTGTCTGCATAACGCAGTGAATGACCGCATCGGGAAGTCAAGCATTGATGTTGCGGGCGCTCGGAAGTTGTGGGAGACTAGGACGTTCTAATTTATGTCATACATTCCAAAAAACTTTCCAGTAATGCCAGTTGCGCCATATCCCGGGGATGCCGTAAATCCTCCCCAGAAAGCCAATTCCGGAGTGGGGATCAGAGAGCTTGCTGCGCTTCTTATATTTCACGCCCTGATCAACAACCCGGACCTTACCACCGACATCGAAGACCGAATTCCGCTTGCGTTTGATTTGGCAGACGAGTTCTACAAAGAGATTTTCCAATGAAATCACCATCATCATCTGCTGCTACGCTAAAGTTTGCATCTCCCGAAATTAACATTGGGCTGGATGCTGTGAGAGGCTCTAAAAAGAAATCCATGCCTATGGCTGCTCCTGTGGAGAGTATGCCAAAAAACAAAAAGATGATAATGCCCGGCGCATCAGATTCCAAACCTCTTGACCGCAAAGAAAAAAACCCCGCAAAGCGACTCCCTAAAAGAAGAAAATAATGTCCGATAAAACTGATCCTATCCTTGAGGCCATAAAAAACATTGATCTCTCCAAAGTAACCGCCGAAGAAATCTTAAAAGATGTCATTGAACAATCTGGGCAATTTGCTTTCCGGATGGCACTTGCGTCTACGCTTCTAGATATAATTCAACATCCAAAAGAACAGCAAGAACAGCTTGCCGCTGCTCTTTCGGCTGCGCCTTAACTCCTGCTAAAGTTGCTGTCTTGTGACATGAAATCTAAAAGTCAATTCACTCGAGCGCATAAGCCAATTAAAGGCGCGGAACAAGCGATGGCTCCTCGCAGTCACGCTCACGCAATCGCCGTGTCTGAAACTGGCGGGAGCAAAGAGACTAGACCAAAACGCACAGACTTGCTGCGCAGGCATGCGCTTTCCTCCCGCAAAGATCCCACGTTATGACCCACAAAAATCCGCACCTCAAGCGCCATATCGAAATCACAGAGACTCAAAACGAGTTGATGAACAGCAGATTAAGTCCGAAGACAAAGAAAAAGTTAAACGGCAAGATTGGCGGTCTCAAAAAGGGAATGCAGGGCATCCCCACAAAAAACTGCTGTAAGTAATGCTTGAATTCAGACGCCCCATCCCGGTGAAAACGGATCTAGGCGACGGCATGGCAATATATGTCTCTGAATCAGGGACTTTTGCAAACGACGTTTGGGCCGTTGCGCTGCATGACGGGCGCATTCGGCACTTTCGTTCTGATCAGCTATTGATAGAAAAAAACATCACATTTAACATCGATCCGCATGTCGCAACCAATTGCATCTAACCAGTTTGGACACGGCGCAGGAAAAGGAGATGAAGCTCGCCCGGTAGACCGCGTAAAGTTTCGCGCCAATTTTGACAAAATTCAAGGTCGCGGGCCTGTTTTGGGAACACCAATAAAGAAAAAAGGGGCAAAAACCACCTATCGCTACTAGTTTAAAACTAGCCACTTGTGTGTTTTTGTGGAAAAGATCTGAAAATAAATTCACAAATTGCTCGCCAGTAAAATGGATGTGGAATAAGTTCATTTCGTCGGTCGCAGTGAACCTTAAAAATAAACTAATCCAATGAACGCCGCATCCTTCATCTGCTCTTATTCTTGCCGCTACTATCCTTCCTCTTGTAATGGCAGTTTCACAGTTGAGGCCGTAACTTCCGAGGACGCAAGGAAGTTGGCCCGCCAGCACCTTAGTGAAAACGGGGGGCTAGAAGGTATTGACTACAGTGTGCGTAAAGCCTAGGCCGAAACCCCTCCGGGGGTCCGACCCGTAATGCGGGCGCTGACGAGGCCGTCAGAGTGTAATAATTAAAATTAATCGATCATATGTCTAAACCACCTCGCATTCTCCTCCCCAGCAGCCCCGCAGACCGGGCTCCAGAGCGCCCACTGCCCTTTGTTGTGGCGCTGCTCGTCCTTGGCGCAGCAGACGTGTACTGGCTCTACAGGCTGGCGCAAACCCCATACGAGTTCCTCGCCATTCTGGCGCTTCTCGCCATCACCTTCTTCACAGCAATCGAAACCCTTTCACGTCTTGAATAATGAAAACACTCAAAAAGTGGGACAGCAAAATTGCCCGAGGTCTGCTACAGGCCGTCACCGGGTCCGATGCAAAACAGGTCTCAATGCTCAAAGCGGTTGCCGGGAACTTCAGCGCCACCTCAATGTTAAGAAGGGTTGTGCTTATCAATCGCATGGAGCCTAAAAATCGGGATGCCGAAGTAGCGGAACTTAAATTAAGTCCAAGTCAGTTTTTAGCGCTTTATCGAGTCTGTGACTCAATTTATGAAAACTCGTGGAGACCTTACACATTGGAAGAGGAGGCGCTTTATTATGCCACTCAAGAGTTCAGTGTCCTAAAAAAAGGCAGAAAGGTGCAGGAATGGGTATGGCAAGTCGGCTTTCTTCCAGAGCCAGAACGAGCGCACACAGCTTGCGTTATCTGGTGGGACATCGTGGGCGACACTATTGCCGGGGAGAAGGGCCAGTTTTCCAAGTTTGACCAGTGGGTCGTTGGTTTTAAAAACAACCAGTTGTTGAGCAGCACAACGCTCCGTAGAAACCTAATCACTTGCGGCTACCCAGAGCTTGTTGCCAATCGCCGGGTTGACGGAGACGACGAATTAATCGAAACAGAAGAAGCAGAAACCGAAATCTAACATGGACACATCAATCTATCGTACCGCAGTCACTGGCGGTCTTTCCCGGGTCCCGGCAACCGACGTGGCGCTGGCCAAAGCCCGGGGCCTATTCATGGGCTGGGTGGAGTCATTCATCCCGGTGCTCGAGGCGCACGACGTTCTTGAAGTGGAGTCGGAATTCACGTTCCCACTGCTAAACCCGGAGACCGAGGCTCCCTCTCGGTCTTTCCTCGAAGCCGGGAAGATCGACGGGGTCCTGCGTCACAAGCAGACCGGGGTGCTCAAGGTCCTCGAGCACAAAACGACCAGCGACTCAATCGACGCCGACTCGATGTATTGGGGGCGTCTCACAATGGACACCCAGATCAGCAAGTACATCCTAAGCCTGCGCTCCCGGGGCATCGACGCCAACACGGTCGTGTACGACGTTGTCCGCAAGCCCGGGTATAAGCTTGGCAACATTCCGTTGCTGGACGAGGAGGGCGTCAAGATCGTCCTCGACGCAGCCGGGGAGCGGGTACGCACAAAGGACGGAAAAAAGTGGAGACAGACGGCGGACACTGACGCCGGGTACGTCTTACAAACCCGGCCAGAGACCCTCGAGGAGTTATCCGCCCGGACGCTTGGTGAGATCAATGAAAAGCGGGATTCTTACTTTGCTGTAAAGGAAGTCGGACGCACCGACAACGACCTGCTTGAGTACATGGGGGATGCGTGGGCCATGTCCCAGCAACTTCTGTATTTCCGCAATCGCAACCTATGGCCACGAAACCCGGGAGCGTGCACGCAGTACGGAACCTGCGAGTTCTACGACCTGTGCGCAGGCCGGGCGACCGTGGACAACATCCGATTCGGACCTGCGACAAAACACGCAGAGCTGACCCTCAAGGAAGGAGAAAAACAGCTCCTGACCAACTCGCGCCTGACGGCACTTCGCAAGTGCAGCAGGTATCACTTTCTCCGTTACGAACAGCCAACAAAAAGGCTGGGAGAGATTGACGAAGCCCTTGCTCTTGGCACAGGCTTCCACAACGCGGCAGAAGAGTTTCTGCGGCACTTCGTAGTTAACCAGTAAATCGATACATATGAGCATACTAGCAAAAATTAAACGAGGCGGAGAATCCCTCCCCCCACGCATCCTTCTTTCCGGTCCAGAAGGCATCGGTAAGTCAACATTTGGAGCAGCAGCGCCATCGCCGTTGTTTATCAGCCAAGAGCAAGGGCTCACTGGGCTCGATCATGTCGCCCGCATCACCCCTGACTCGTTTGGTGACACGCTGGCCACAGTCGATGAGTTGACCACCAATCCCGGGGATTTCAAAACCCTCGTAGTTGACACCACAGACTCCTTGGAGCGGTCTATCCACGGGTACGTCTGTAAAAGAGATGGCCAGACTAACATTGAAAGCTACGGCTTTGGCAAAGGCTACAAGGTTGCCGAGTTCGAGCTGTCTGCACTGCTCAACAAACTCGACACGCTCCGAGAACGCCAGAAGTTTGGCATCATTCTTCTCAGCCACGTCCAGATTAAGACCTTTACTCAGCCCGGGGGCGAGCAGTGGGACCGTTACGAGATGAAGGGGCACAAGGGATTCACCGGGATTCTCCGGGAATGGCCAGACGCTTGCCTGTTCGCCGTGTACGAGGTGTTCAAAACTAAGTCCGCTGGGGGCAAGCCAGACAAGACTATCGGTGGAGGCCGCATCATTCAGACTTGTTGGAGCCCGGGCTGGGATGCCAAGAATCGCCTCTCACTGCCAGAGACGTTGAACCTGTCTTACGAAGAGTTTGCAGCCGCAGTTGACGCCAATTCTCCAGCAAAGTTGCGTCAGGAATTCACTGCACTACTCACCACCTCAACGCTCACAAAAGAGCAGAAGGTTGCGTATACCAAAACCCCAATTGAAACCCTTCCAGCTGACCGCATTAAGGCAGGGATAGTTAAACTTCAGTCACTACAATAACCATGAGCAAATACATCACGCAACCCGGACGTTTCCGGGCATATGTCCAGCGCCCCACGACCGGGGGTTGGTTGTCAGAAACCGACAACGGAGCGGAGTTTGTCCGCATACCTCTTGTCATCGATCCAGAAGATCCCGCGCAGGGCGGATGCACTATCATCTGGGAGGGGTATATCTCGTCCGATAAATCAATAGCACGCACGTCTCGCATGCTTCTTGAGGCTCTCAAGGCCCCGGCAAACTGGTTTGACCTACTGGCTCAAGGCGACGGGTTCCTCGAAGGCCGGGCAGTGCTCGTGACAATCGAGCAGCGGACCAAGGCTGGCCAGAATGGAGGCCGGGAGCTAGCGTACACAAAAAAGGGCGAGCCTATGTATGAAGCGACGTGGCTCAACGATCCCGACGCCCGCCCGGCGGGAACACCGCTCGACCGCACCAAAATGTCGGCGTTGTCCCGGAAGCTGCAAGCCGTGGCGAAGTCCATTCAGGCCGAGACCGGGGCAGCTCCAGCAGCCGCTCCAGCGTCCCGCCCGGCAACTCCGCAGCGCACGGTGTACGCATCGGACCCGATTGATCTGACCGACGACGACATCCCGTTCTAGGCATGAGGGTCACGTTCCAGATACCCGTTGAGGCCATCCCAGTTCAGACCGGGGGCAAGCGAATGTTTATTAAAGGAGGCAAGCCAGTCTTCTTCAAGGACAAGCGCACGACGAGGTATCTGGACGCGATACGCCTGTTTGCAAACCAACATCGGCCCGTAGCCGCCATCACCGGGCCGATGGGAATTGAAGTGTTATTTGTGATGGCCCGCCCGCAGCGGCTACAGCGGAAAAAAGACCCAGAGGGGCGCATGTGGATGGACGCTCGCCCCGACTGGGACAACCTCTGCAAAGGCACGCAAGATGCCTTGGAGGGCTTTTGGGAGGACGACGGGCAGATCGTCCGGGCGACCGTTGAAAAGGTCTACGCTGCCAAGGGGGAGTCCCCATCCATCAATCTATCAATTTATTCAATCGATGAACCATTACCCTCGACACATTGGGGACTACCTGCGTGACACAGGTCACCTGTCCCTACTTGAGCACGGCGTTTACAGCCGCCTGCTCGATCTCTACTACCTTAACAACGGACCGCTTCAACTCACTGTTGACGACCTGATCCGAAAGCTGTCCGCCCGGGCACAGGACGAACGCGAAGCCGTGGAACGAGTTTTGCGGGAGTTCTTTTCTCACTGCAACGGCGTTTGGTCGCATAAGCGAGCCGACAAAGAGCTGGAAAAGTATCAATCACTCTCAGAACAACAGAGGGCCAGAGTTTCCAAGCGGTGGTCTAAAAATACCGACGGTATACCGGCGGTATCGGAAAACATACCGACGGTATCAGAAAACATACCCACGGTATACCAGTCGCCGTATACGGACACTGGTATACCAACCAAGAACCAAGAACCAAGAACCAAGAACCATAAACCAAGAACCAAATTAAAGAGCACCCCCCTTAATCCCCCTGCGGGGGAAATTGATTACCCTGCGGGGTTCGATACTGTTGAATTTAAATCTGTTTTTGCGGAATTTCAGCAGCACAGAGTCGAGATCAAAAAGCCCATGACCCCAACGGCACTTCGCAATGCTTTGCTGAGAGCCGAGGATCTAGGGCTAGAGAAAGCCATTCCAGCGCTCAGGGCGGCAATGGCAGCCGGGTACAGTCAGTTTTACGAACAGCAGGAAAAGTCAAAAATCAACCATGATCACCGAAGCGAAAAACGTAGCAGAGAGTTTGTTGAAACAATCGAGGTTCCTGACCTTGTCTAAGGACGAGATCCAGCAACGCGAGAAAGAGCAGGAGACTCGGATGCTCCGTGAAAAGGGCATCGAGTACCTCGCGAAAGCGAACATCCCGCCACGGCACCGCAATGTTACTTCCGTTGACCTGCAAGGGGGGCATTGGCTGAAAGTTCAGGCTCGGGTGGAGAAGCGACTTGGCACTGGATTCATTATTGCGCTGGTAGGGCGCAGGGGCACCGGGAAGACTCAAATGGCGGTGCAGATAGCCAAGATGATTGCAAACGCCGGGAAACGCCCATTGTACGCAACGGCGATGGGGTTCTTTATAGACATCAAAGAGTCCTTTAGGGACAAGGGCGGATCTGAGAAAGATGTGATCGAGCGTTACTGCGCCCCCGCCTACTTGGTGCTCGACGAAATGCAGGAACGAGGAGAAACAGCTTGGGAGGATCGCCTACTTACCCACCTAATCGATAGACGCTATCAGTCCGAAAGAGATACGCTCCTTATCTCAAATCAGACCAAGGAAACATTTCTTCAATCCGTTGGCGAAAGCATATCTAGCCGCATACTTGAAACCGGGGGCGTTGCAGTGTGCGATTGGCCCTCATACAGAACAGTTTAACATGGAAAACACAATACAAACAGACGAACGAATTATCCTCTCGGAATCCCAGCAGTTTACGTTGCTGCGGATTGAACGTGACGCCCTTAAAGAAAAGGTAGCAAAGATGTTAAAGGAATTTGATGCAATTGAAAAAGGGTGCGACGATCTGGAAGTGTATGAGCCAATGCACCTTGAAGATTCCCTTGTTGGCCGTGTTGTCAGGCTAATCGACTACCAGCGCCTTCAGTTGGCGTCGGCAAAGGCGAGAGCCGTATTGCAAGTGAAACTCGAATTCTTAACCAAACAAAAACAATGACTTGCACAGGATTTCCGGGAGATTTCGACGACCGAGACGAAGAAGAATCAGAATGCCCTAAATGCAACGGCGTTGTCGTCCCAAACGGCACAGATTCAGCCAAATGCTTAGATTGCGGAGAGATATTTGAGCCAGATGGCGAGCCAGAGGACAAAAACTGGTGATGAAAATGTAAAAAAACGCCAACGGTTAAGTTCGTTGGTGCTTTTTTTTGTTCCGTAAAACGCTGGGCTTGCGTCACTTGCGGGCAGCTTAAAAAAAGAATGCAAATTAAGTTGCCAGACAACGAGTGGTATGGTTGGATGTCCTCAGTCAGCAAGCAACCATCTAACTCAAACACTGTACATTTATGAACAAAACTGAATTCTCCCTGCCTTCGCTCAGAAAGGCTGTTTCTAGCCCTACTGGCCTCGATTCGCTGTCCAACTATGCCGGGCAACTCCCGGACGATGGATGGGGCGTTGTGGTCGCCCGCAACCGTGACTCTGACCTGCTCGCAAACTCCAACTTCGAGGTAGCCCTCGAGCAACTCGGAGGTGAGGGCGAGAACGTAGAGGTTGTCCGCATCGGGCACTGGGCCTGTGGCTGGATCGAGTACCTCGCAGTCCGGGAAGGGACGACCGATTACGAGATCGCTCTTGATATCCACCTGTCCCTCGAGGACTACCCCGTGCTTGATGACGAGGACTTGTCCCGGCGCGAGTATGAAGAGGCGCACAGGGTTTGGGCGGACTGCTATTCGGCATCAGAACGCATCAAATACATTCGGGATAATCCCTCCCAATTTGAGTTTGATAACTTTGCCGACCTGCTTGGCAACGCCCGAGGAAAATACTTTGGAGGCTACGCATCAGAACTTTTGGCTTAATTATTTTATGAACGACTACAGCATCACTCGCATCAAGAACGACATTAATGGCAACCCGCGCCGGGTCATCCATTTCCTCGCATTCATTACGCCCGAAGAACGCTCCGCGCTTACTCTTGTAGACTTGTACGAGTTTGCGCTAAAGAAAGCCCGCAAACTTGGAGGTAAACGCTTCCACAACAAGCAGTACGGAGGCGGGATAGTATTTCAGGCGTACTCGGACGACGATGTGTACGAACGGGTCGCTATAGCCACAAAAACAGTTTTATTTTAAAAAAAACAACAAGCCGCAAGTTGCTACAAAACAGCAGCTTGCGGCTTTGTTTGAATTGTTTTTACAAAATTGCTTGCCCGGGAAATTTGATTCGGGTATCGCTTCACCTGTCAGTCAATTTCAACCATACATCGACGCCAGTGCGCTCTGGGACATCCCAACCAAAGACATCACAGCTTCCCTCGCCTAATGCACCTCCACGACTACATCAAGGCCACGCCTGCCCACGACGCCCGGTTCGTCGAAACTTGGTATCTTCGACAAGAGCGCAGTTACCTCACGCAGATCAAAAATTCCAATTGCGACCAGATTGGCGAGGCCGTCTACACCGGGAACAAGGAAAGTGCCATCAAAGCTCACCTCCGGGCCGTTCGTGAAGTTCTGGAAGACGTTCCAGAGGGCTGTGCGCCAACCGTCATCATGTCGCTAAACTAGCGTGAGTGTCCCCGTCTGCCTACGGTTTCTGTCCCCGGGCACAAACCGTAGGTAGCAGGGGGCAATCAAGCCCCATTAAACCAAACACATATATATGCTAGAAGCCATAAACACCAAAACAACAGGCGAACTCACAATACAGGTCGCTTCCAAAACACCTAAGCACGACGAAATCGAAGTGCGTTACCTGCCATCCACAGCCAAGCGTGGCGACCGGGTCAAACTTAGTTACCGAGCCCGGGGGCGCAGCCTGACAATCCCATACGACACAAACATCTGCGACTTTGAGCGTCAGGCTATTGCTGTGCTGCTTCAGAACGGCGTAGAGGTCGTCAGCTACAACACCCCGGACGAAGGCCCCACGACGCTATCCATCCCGCAGACCAGCAGGGAAGTGTTGGCGAGAGTGTTCAAAATCAAAAGCCTGTAACTAAAAATAAATAGATAAATTATGTCCGAAATCAAAAGCAGCACAGACAGCGACAGCAAAATCAGAACGCAAATGTTCAGAGGCGAGGAATGCTATTCCTTCGACGACTTAGCTGTCTTAATCGCGGAGCAGATAGGGAAAATGCCAAGAGAAACCAGACCTATGGTGCTGGCAGCTCAGGACGCACGATCAATCATTGACGAACTGTACAGAGGCATAGGCGGTGACATGGATCGCCACCGGGAAAACATGAAAAACAACATCTCTGCAATCAAGGGGTTTAAAATAGCCTACGTTGCTGAAATTAATACTATTAAAAAAGAACTTCAGGACATTCGCACTTTTTTTGTTGGCGCTGAACACGACCGAGAAATTGCGAGATTGCGAGAGTTCGTGGAATTATGCGAACGCATTTCTGTTCTTAAAAAAGCTGGGACTTTAGACGCGGTTGCAGAAACCATCATCAAACTAGCTTAACATGAGAAGCAAAAACGATCCCACATTTGTCCGCCACGTAGAGTGGTCTGGATACGGTCAAGGCGAGCCACCTCCCATCATGGATGAAGACCACGCCCTCGAATTGGCCGAGGCCGAGATTCGGCGTTTAAAAGCCACAGTCAAGGCGCTCACGGCGCTTTGCGATGCCGCCCGGCCAACAGTCGTGCAGCACAGCGGGAACAAGTGCCTTGAATGGCTCGAAACACTCAACCTTTGCAAAGCAGGAAAGCTATGAACGAACGACACATATTTGAAGTTCCAAAAAACGCCAGCGAGGCATTGGTAATCATTGGGCAGAAGATCACTGGCCTCGGCACTTCTATCGGCGCTTTTCCGATCAAAGGAGAAATCAGTTCATATAGAGCTGCAAACCTAATGATAGCAGCGTTCTGTGATTCGCTTGCCCAAATTAAAAAGAAAGGGGAAACCGGGCAGGCATCAGTGGATGAACAGCATTGGCTGGCCGTCTTTGATATTTACTTTGGCGACGTGGAATTTGTTCATGCGGTTCGCAACCTCATTTTCTTTAAACAAATAGAACATGAATGAGCATCCCGAGTTTGACTTCGATGAGAAGCCAAAGAAGCTGAAGAAAACCCTGTGGGAGCGGTTTCACGTTTATCACAAGGCCAATCCTCATGTCATGCCCCTCTTGGTAAACATGGCCTACGAGGTCTCACGGTCAGGACAGAGAAACATCGGCATCAACATGTTGTTTGAAGTCTTACGATGGAAGATTAACGTCGAGACCGTCAAGACCGAGGGCTTCAAGATAAGCGATCCGCTCGCAGCCGTGTACGTCCGCTTTATTCTCCGGGATCACCCGGATCTCAGGGGCGTATTTGTCCTCAAAAAATCACAAGTTGACTCCTATTTTCCAGATCTGGAATACCTTAAAAGCAACAGCATAGAAACCGATGAAGAATAGCCATGAAAAAACCATCCAAGCCCTTAAAGCCAAAATCGACGGTCTCACCTATTCCAGAGACCTCTGGAAAGCCGCAGCCATCAACATCCAAGGCATCCTCCAAGCCTCAGGTTGGAGCCCGTACACAGAAGGCCAAAAAGCTCTCGAGGCCGTTAATGCCATCTTGCGCTCAGAGAAGGAACATTGAGCAATGGTGCGAGGCTGCCGCCCCAGAAGAGCCCATTCTGTTCGCGGACGGCCATGATCATGCGTTCGTCGGAGTTGCATTCATTAACCACACTGCCATTGCGGTGTACGACCAAGAACGCACCATACAAGGCATCAAGGAAGGCGCAGGGGTAGACCTTGAAGACGCGGAGGAATTCTTCGACTTCAACATCGCGGGAGCCCACGTTGGCGAACGCACCCCCGCGTTTTTGCTACACTACAGTGATCAGCTCAATTGGTTACACCTAGACCTACTCATCTCGTTTCTCGCTCACAATCAAAAGCAATTCATCGGATTCATTTCAGATTCCGGAGCAGAAAAAACAACAGCAAAACAACTCGCAGGAGAAATCATCGACATATTAGTAGATCAAGCCATCAAAACATTATGAACCAGACCATTAAAGACATACAGGAAATCATCGATAACCGGGACTGGTGGCAGGCTGAACACGGGAAAGTAATGACCGAGCTGGAAAAGCTTAAACAAGAACCCAAGCCTATAGTCGCCCAGCGTATCAGCGAACTGCAAAGCAAGGTCACCTTCCGGGATATTCAGATCGAAGCTCTGAAATCAGCCCGGGATGAATGGAAACAATCTTGCGTCAAAACGAATGCCGAGCTTGAGAAGACCCGGGAAGATCGCGACAAGTGGAAGCATGAATGCGAGCAGGCCACAGTAAGAATGGCCGAAGCCTTGCATGACCAACATCAACTTAGAAGTTTTGCGCCTCCATACCGCAAACAGCCAGCGCAACCAGTCATGCCCATGCTATCCAAAGCCGAGCTCCACGCCAACACGGTGCTCAATAGCCTCCTACTCCGGGCAGACCTCATATCAGCCAACAGGCTGCTCGCAGGCCACAAAGACGACATCGACCTCATCATCAAACGGGCCAAAGATATCGGCGCACGCATGGCCGCAACCATATAACCACAACAGATTGCCCCGGACACCGTCACATGACGGGCCGGGGCTTTCCTGTCCACGTCACCAACGCCGCCCAGCGTTTGGTTAGGCCGTCACTCTAAAACATCACAATCATTCATCAAACCAAAACACCATGATCGAACAAGAATTCAAGGCCTTCCGGGAAGCAGCCATGCCACTCATGCAGTGGCTCGCAGACAACCGTCACCCCCACGTCACAGTCATCGTCGACTCCGAGCGGGCCGAGCTGCTCGAGGGCCAAGCAAACGCCCGGCGAGTCAGCAGAGGACACGAACTGGAAAAGCTTGAGAAAGCCCTTGCAGAGACCGCGCACACCCGCCCAGAACCCTCGCGGCTGGAGATTGCGGCGATGTTCTTGGCGCAAGATTGGTGCTACGGGGCAGATATGGCATTAGACGAAGCGGACGAACTTATCGCGGCAGCAAAGGAGGGGAAATGAACGACCAACAGATCAACACGGCGATAGCCGAGGCGTGCGGGTGGACTGACATCATTGAGCACCCAGAGTTTGGGTTGATGGGGGTTAATTCGAAAACGCACGACGGGGGCCGGACTGGAATTGAGGACTACTGTAACGACCTCAACGCCATGCATGAGGCGGAGAAGGTGCTGACGGATGAACAATGTGTTTTCATCAGAAAACACCTGCGCGAGCGTTTAGAAAATCATCCAGCATCGCGGTACGTCTGGAATGCCACCGCCCGCCAACGTGCAGAGGCTTTCCTGCGGGCGTTGGGTAAATGGGAGGATGCAGAAAAATCCAAGCAATGTTATGAGTAAACGATTCCACAACCGCACCGTCGCCTGTTCCTGCGGGGCTGAACTAACCGACTTCCACCGGGACATCTGCCCAGTCTACGAAGAGCTAACCAACGGCGACCTCACCCACGAATCGCCGCCAGTCGTCATCGCTAAACACCAGCAGGCTGAGGCTGCTAAGGCCATCAAGGCTATTCATCGGGTCGAAAACATCAATCGATCAGCCGCCAGCTACAAGCAAACCCAAGGTCATAAGGTCGCACCCATCAATCCCGTCGCAGCCGCCTTAGCCGCCGCTCTATCCTCAGTCCATCGATAGCCTGTCGGAAATAAGGGTAATCAAAACCGTCAAGCCAAATCAAGTGGTTTGACGGTTTTTTCGTATATTTTAACAATTCTGACTACAACGCCCAAAATCATCCGTTTGACCTCAATGATGTAAACAGGCATTATCCAACCCAAAAGCACTACAATGACAACAAACTCCAACACTGTGGGTCGCGCCCCCTTTTCTGCCGTCTCTGTTCTAACCCGCTGATCATGCCTCGTTTGACCAACAGACTGCACGAGCGATTCTGCTGGCTTGTCGCCGAAGGACTGGACCGCAAGTCGGCTTACACCCAGCTTGCCCCGCATGCCAACAATCCCGGGCAGATCGGCTACCAGCTCTACAAGAAGGTTGACATCAAGGCCCGCATCGCGGAAATCCAGACCGAGGTCAACTGTCGGTCCCTCATGGCCATCGACAACAAGCGGGACCTGCTGCGGCAAATGATCGAGGGGACCGTGCCAACCCGGGTCGTCAAGAAGACCGACGGGAAGATCGAGGCGACCTTTGACCGTCTGGGCGCTCTGATGGCCGACGCTAAGCTCGCTGGGGAACTGGCTGACAATGTGACGCTGGACACTGGTGGTGACATTAAGCTGACCTTCGAGGTCTACCATCGCAACCATCCCAACCCACCCCGGGAATGGATGGAGGCCGTCATTGTCGCCCCTGAGGCAGCAGAGCTGATGTATCAGTCTGCACCGATGAATCAGCCCGGGTTAGACGAGGTTCTAAAGCACGCTACAACAGCACCCTTGTAAGCATCTAAAACTCAACAACTTACCCATAACCCCGTACAACATAAGTCATATGGAGTGGAAAACCCCACTGCTTTTAGCTCGTAAACATCAACCAATCAGCAACCTACACCTATTATGGCAACTTACTTCACCGAGGGTAACACCTACACCAACTCACTGACTAACTACGGACTGCGCCCCTACGACGAGCAGAACAACGCCGAGGCCGCAGTCATGCCTGACTTGACGTTCCTGTGCGTGGCCGTCTCCAAGACGTTCGCTGTCTTCAAGCGCACACAGCCCACAGGCAGCGGTCCCACGGCCAACCCCGGCTGGCTGCTCGGCCAGACACAGCGTCTTCGGGTCCGCCGGGATGCCACGGGACTGTTCGTACAGCCACTGGGTCGCAGCAATGGCCGCATCATCCTTCGTCCGTGACCGCATGATCATCGGAGTAGACATCCGTGTCGGCGACTTCATCGGCATCCTCTACGGGATGGTGTCGCTGGGGGCGCTGGCGTACATGTGGCGCTGGGCAAACCCGTGGCGATGAGCCGACCCATCTACGAGACAGAGGCGGACCGAGCCAACGAGGCGGCAGTGATGGAGACACTGTTTGAGCGGTGGCGATGTCAGGGGTTGCGGATGCCGAAGCTATGCGGGGTGGACTATGCCCTGTATCGCAACGGCAGGCTGATGGCGTGGGTCGAGATCAAGTGCCGCAGCAACCCTCAATCGCAGTACGACACCTACGCAGTGTCCGAGGCAAAGATGCTGGCGGGTCGCGCCCTTGCTGAACAGACTAACCTGCCGTTTATGTTGGTGGTGCAGTGGACGGACTGCCTTGGATGGGTGCAACCCGAGCGATACGAAGTGCGTTCGGGCGGCAGGCGGGACAGGGCAGACGCACAAGATATCGAGTCGATGGCGCACATCCCCATCGCTGAATTCAAGCTACTATGAGCGACGACCTCCTCACCACACTGCCACCCCCGGTAGCCCGGGCGATCCGCATCGCTACCGAGGCCCGGGAGCTGGCTGACTCTAGTGAGGAGCGCGGGCTAATCCGTTGCGCGGCCTACATTGCTTCAGCGGCACTCCAGCACCGAGGCAAGCTAGCCCTCACCGAGGCAATGGCGGAACGGATCGTTCGCAGCTACGTTCAGCACCTGCTCGACGCTGACCTGTTCGAGCCTGCGGCCATCCTGCTGTGGGGACCCGGGGCGTTCGACTGGAGGCCCGAGAGCTGCCGCCGGGTATGGGAGGGCCTGATGGGCACGGACAAGCTGTTGGTGCAGGGAGCCGGGTCGATGGGCAAGAGCTACGGGGCAGCGGCATGGTTCTACCTTGACTGGTACAGGGACCCGGACTGGACGTGCATCAAGGTCGTCTCGCTGACGGCTGCTCACGCTACGCGAAACATCTTCGCCTCGATCAAGACATTCCATCGGACGGCGCTGGTCCGCCCCGGGGGCATGGACGACGACCTCGCCACGAGCATCCAATCCACGACCGACAGCAAGCAAGGCATCCATTTGGTCGCCATACCAAAGGGGGAGAGCGGCCACGGGAGCCTGCGTGGGTTCCACCCGTCGCCCCGGTTTGGCCCGGCGCACCCCCGGTGGGGCAAGGTGTCCCGGACGCACATAGTGTTGGATGAGGCTGAGGAGGTCCCGGACGGCGTCTGGGCTGGCGTCATGAACTGTCTGACGGCAGCGGACTCGAGCACCCCGGGACGGATCAAGGTGTTTGCTGCGTCGAACCCTCGAGACAGGACAAGCCAGTTCGGCCAGCGGTGCGAACCGAAGTTTGGATGGGGCAGCATAGACATGGAGTTGGACAGGGACTGGCGAAGCCGAGACGACTGGCAGGTGATCCGGCTGGACGGAGCAGACTCCGAGAACGTGAAGGAACGCCGGGTGGTGTTCCACGGGCTTCAGACGTACGAAGGCTACATGGCCTACGTGAGCAAGGGACGCACGGCAGAGGCATCGACAATGGCTCGCGGCTGGTTCCCTGACGAAGGCATCAGCATGGGCATTATCAGTCCAGCGATGATGGACAACGCACAGGGCATCGTGAGGTTCATAGGTCCGGTTGTACCGTTGGCTTCGTTCGATCTTGCCCTAGAAGGCGTTGACCAAGTGTTGTGCAGCTACGGACGGTTTGGATTGAGCGACGGCTGGACCGACCGCTCTGGGAAGTTCCACGACTTCAAACGCCCTCGGACGATGATGCAGCTCGACAGTCAGATGCCCTTTCCTAAGGCGGCTACGCTTGAGCAGGCGCAGGCCATCGCGAAGTTCTGCAAGCAGATGAAGATCAGCCCCCGTTGGCTGTGCGTGGACCGAACCGGGAACGGCGCGGGGATTCACGATGTGCTGTGCTCGACGTTTGGCAGCGAGGTGATGGGCTTGAACTATAGCTGGGCGGCGACGGACACGCCTGTGATGGGAGACGACAGCCAGAAGGCAAGCGAGCTGTATAACGGGCTGGTGACTGAGCTACTGTTTGCGCTGGGTAAGTACCTTGAGTTTGAGTGGCTCAAGATCAGCCCGGGGTTTCGGAATGAGGATCTGACCAAGCAGGCTATCTCTCGGCGATACATGCAAAAGGGGCAGGGCATGGTCCGGGTGGAGAGCAAGAAGGATTACATTAAGAGAACTCGGCTGGGGTCGCCCGATGCGCTGGATTCTCTTTCGATGCTTGTGCATTTGATGAGGCAGAGGGGCGGGAACGTGGCTACTATGAGTGAGCAAAAGCCAGAGCCTGTTGGAAAGGAACTAGTGTCCTTGGTGGATTCGGCTGTGAGCTTTGTGGATTTCTCTGAATAAAAAAAATACGCCCCCACAGGGGGTTTATGATATTATCCCCCCGAGGGCGACGGCCCCCCTCTTATGTTATGAACTTAAAGGAAGAAGGAATTGATATTGGACTCGCGATTGCGGGTTTGTTTGGAAGTGTACTGATGAGCAGCAAGACTTCTGGGCAAAGCCTTATTGCCACGATTGCTTCGCTTGTAGGAGGCGCTGCGTCGGCCAACTATGTGACTCCGTTATTGCTCAAGATTTCACACTTAGACTCAGATCCACACTATGGTTATGCTGCTGCTTTTCTTCTTGGTTTTTGCGGTCTTAGAGCGGTTGAAACCATAAGCAACAAGATATTTACTCCAACTCAAGATGAGCCAATTAACCGCAATCAACGTCGTCGCTAACATTATTTGCATGGGGTCCATGCTACACCTTATTGTCAGGGTGTTTGGAAACCCACGCAGTCCTGTGTATGCAAATAAATGGGGTGCGTATGCTTGCAAAGCCGCTGCTTCCGTCACATTCTGCGGAGCAGTTGCAAATGTTGCGACGTTATCCACGCCAACATGGAGCGAGGTGCTTTTAAATGTTGGAGTATCGCTTAATTTCTTGTGGATAAGTTATTTCATGCAGACACTTAATCACAAAACGCCAACAAAAAAGCCAGTTAGAAAATCAATATATGCAAAACAGAGGCAAGAAAAGCTGGACTCTTTACGCGACAAAAAGACCCGATAAGCCGGGGATCTATTATATTGGATTCTTGTACTATGCTGAAGAAAACGCACAGCAAGGAGTGGAAGATCAACAGTCTTATGTGCTCAAGAATGTCAGGCACAATTTGGCGGAAGAGTTTCTACTCAGCGAAGACTGCCTTGTTTGGTTTGGCCCAGTAAACGTCCCTGAAGTGCTTCCACGAACCATGACACGACTTAAACGAGAACAGCGCAAGGTGTTTGTCCGGGACAATGAAAAGCATTGTTCAAAATGCGGCCACGCAGCTGGGGTGAACGCCCGGTCTATCATTTACATTGACGAGGCTGAAGACTGTAAGGAGTGCCTTGGGAAAGACACCGTGGTCATTCAGTTGAAATCTAAAAGAAATCAGAATACTGTCATAAATAAATCGTGAGAGATTACAAGCCAACTAAAGCCAAAAAGGAACCCCAAATTCGTAAACTGTACGAGTGCGGTCATATTGACTCACGCAAAGGCCCCAGTGGCATGGAATACGATAAATGCGGAACACTCACATCTAAGCAGGTCACATTAGAGAACGGCATGAAGGTTTATCTCTGTCCCAGCCATGAAAAGCGCCATTAAAAAAGAACGACTTGAAGTAGTCATGCGCTCGGTTGGTGAGCTGGAACCATACGCACAGAACGCCCGGGTGCATTCTGACGCACAGGTGGAGGCACTGGCTGACTCGCTCAAGACTTTTGGGTTTACGAACCCTGTGCTCATCCACTCCTCTGGGCGCATCATCGCCGGGCATGGACGGGTGTTGGCAGCAAAGAAAGCAGGGCTCGAGCAGATCCCCTGCATCGTGTTGGCGCACCTTGATGACGCAATGGTTAGGGCTTACACCATTGCAGACAATCAACTGGCAACGATGGCTGCGTGGGATTACGACGTGCTGGCCGCAGAGGTTGACGCTCTCCGGGAAGAAGACTTTGACGTGAGTGCGCTGGGGTTCAGTAAGGAAGAATTGGATGAACTCCTCGGTTCTCCAGATATTGAGCCTGTTTCTGCGGAAAAACCGCAAAAAGAGCCCTCAGACACTACAATCTGTCCAAAGTGTCACCACGAGTTTGTTCTGTAGTCTATGGCAAAACCAATCATAGGCATGGTCCCTCCCGGGGGATGGCACTACTACCAGAGCGACGTGAAGCTGGCAGGGTATAGTCATGCAGACTTGCTCAAGGCCGTGGAGACGTACCGAGCCGAGAATCACCTGCCCGGGGGCGACATCGAAGGGGACGTGGCGAGCTACATATGCTCGAACTGGCCCAACTTTTGCCACGGTGTAGACATGGTTTCGATCACAAGCGTGAACGCTACAACCGCAACTGGCGAACTGATGAACGACATTGGGACGTGGGCCAAGGGAATCCTGCACTCAAACGAACCGCATCCTCTCGTGTCTGAGGACCTCGCAGAGACCCGAGCGCAGATTTGCCGGGCCTGCCCAAACAACGTCAATTGGAGGGGCGGCTGCAATTCATGTATCGCATCCACAGACAGGCTGTGCGCCTCGGTTCGGCAAGCCCGTGACACCAAATCTTCCGCCGTTCTCGGGGGCTGCACACTGATGCGCCACGACAACAGGGCTGCAATCTTCATGGACCGCTCGGTCCTTCAACGAGCAACAAACCTTCCTAGCGCCTGCTGGGTTACATTATAGCATATGGCAAACATAAAGCCTCTTGACCCTCGGATCACTGACAAGTTTGCCGACAAAGCCCCCCGAGTAAGTGATCATCACGATAAGCCACGGATTCTTGGGTTGGACGTAACGGACCCGGACGTAGGAAACACTGATACCGTAGATCCAGACACGCTTAAAGTTCGGCGCACGTTCAAGGACGCACAGCAAGCTCACAGTGCGTACCGCCGTCTTAAACAGCAAAACGTCGAACGCAATCGGAAGAATCAATTAATTCAAAAAAAATTAAATAATGAACCACCGTACCAGCCAAAAAAGCTCGAATCAATGGGTCAAAATTGGCGCTCCAATCGCCCTACTGGCTTCCTTTCTACTATGGTGTCTCGTATTCAGCCGCCGTTTAGAGAAGTCATAGAACAGGCTGCGACACTTACATTTGCAAAGTACCCGGTGGACGGCATTGACACCGAACACAAGACGAAAGTCTTTCGGAATGCGATTACCAAGTGCATCCGGGGTTGGAACGGGTTTGATGATCTTGTCGCCCAAACAGTGCATGAAAATACGACGTTCGGATATTGCGGCTGGTGTTGGGACGACACCCGAGATTGGAAGCCTGAGTTTCTCAGGCAAGATTATACGTTTTTTAGCATTGAAACTCCGATGCTTTCTGACGCAACTCCAATCTGGGCAAGGAAACGTCGATATCAAATCGCCGAGCTTTTACCGATCCTCGAAAACGAACAGATGTCCATTCTGGCCGGGTGGCACATCAAAAACCTAGTTAAGGCTATCAACAACGCCATCCCTGCTGGGCGCACGCTTGATGCAGATGACGACGCTCGCAGGTACGAAGACTGGCAGCGAGAAGGGTCCTATGGGGCCAGCTATGAGAACGATGCAAAGTATGTGGAACTGGGTGAAATCTTGGTCAAAGAACCGCATGGAAAAATATCCCGCTTCCTTTTCGACGACAAAAGCGGAGACGAAATTTGTACGCAGGTTGATCGCTATAACCGCATGTCAGAGACACTTGCGCTCTTTGCCATTGAAATCGGATCGGGGAACTTAATGTCTAGTCGCGGCGCTGGCCGTGACCTTTACAACACCCACGTCGCTGTGGACAAGGCTCGAAACCTTGTGGTAGACAACAGCTACATTAAGGGGTTGCTACTGCTCAAAAAGGGTCCAACAGCAAAGCCAAACATGGCTCCTTTAACAGTGCATCATCCTGTTGCGTTTGTGTCCGAAGGGTACGATGTTGTGCCGCAGGGCCTGCCAGCTAATGTGGAGGACTTTTTGCAACTCGACCGATTCGTTTCTCAGCTTGCAGAAATTCAGGTTGGGACATTTCTTCCCGGAAGCCCGGTGGAGACGCAAGGAAAGAAGACAGCATCGGAAGTAAACCGAGTTGCAGCTATCGAGAACCAACTTAGACAAGGCGTTCTCATGCGCTTCTCTCGCCAATTTTCCCACGGGGTTGAGCGCATGCAACGTGGCATCTGTCATCCAGAGCATCTCAAGGCAGCCGCCGATCTGAAGGGAAAACTAGACCTTGCTCGGCAGGTAGAAAAATTTGCAATCTGGGCTCGTCGTGAAGTAGTTGATGCATTTGACCGCTCAATGCTCGAACTTCCGCCGTTCCTTATCCCATTTGAAATCCCTGAACACTTGGACGAGGATGCAATCAATTGCTGCCTTGAGATGATTGAAAAAAACATCTCTCCAGCAGATATCTTGCTGATGGCTTACAGCCCTGCTAGTGAGTTGATTCCCGACAATTCGGCGCAAGACAACCAGATCTTGGATGTTATGGTGCAGCGATACATGGGCAACCCAAACATTAATCAAGACGCCTTGATGAAAATGGATTGGGTCAAGAAGTTAGGGGAGACAACGGCCAATGAAGTGATTCTACCAAAGGATCAAGTGGAGGCAATGGCCATTGAGGCTACCCGCCAGCAAATTATTGAGCTTCAGTCTATTATTGCTGGTCAGGACATCCCTGTTTCCCCTCGTGACAACGATCAAGTGCATCTGGACACGATGGTTCAAAAGTTAATGCCTGCTGTTCAGGGCGTTCCTGCGGGAGGATTGACGCCTGAATTTGTTATGATGCTCACAAAAGCGATGGAGCATTTTGGCATGCACATTCAAGCAGCGGAAGCCAAAGGAATGCCTTCGGACGCTGTTGGAAAATACAAACAGATGTACAGGCAAGCGCACGACCATCTTACCAAAGGGCACAATACTCCGCCTCCTCCAGATCTTACGCCCGCAGCCGCGCATCAAGGCGGAAGGCCGCAACAAACGGCGGCTGCACAAAAACAAATGGGCGAAGTTTATACGCAGCAAACACCAAACCAGAACGCAATGATTTCGGGCGTAGCAACACCACCAAGACCACCAACAGCAGCTTAATATGGGAGGAGTAAACTTAGGCGTAAAGCCACCAACAGAAGAACAAGGAGCAGACTGGAAACGGGCTGACGGTTCGCAAAAAGGGCACGGCTTTTTGGGATTGTATGACCGAGGCGACGGGTCTGGGAAAAAATCCAGCGAGTTGTCTATGGGATTTCAAGTTGATGATTTGAATAGAGGGAAACAAACAGACATTCCGTTAATGGTTCCAACTTTAAGTGACGCAGAACGGGACTACTTGCTTAATGTCCCGGTTGAGCAGCACGAGCAGGCTGACCCAGAAGTTTTTAAGGGAATCATTCACAAGGCAATTGGGCACGCAATTCAACGCGAGCAAGAAGGAAAGCCTGTGTTTGCTTTGCCTGAAGAATCACCAAATACTAAGCCAAGGTTTGTTGAGCCAAAGCCTGTTGTTAGAGACTTAGATGCAATTGAAGCGGGATTAAATAACGCACAAAATAAATAGTATGACGTGGAATCAATCCGACAGTGCCAGATTTCGACAATATCACCAGCAGACTGGGGGCAAGCTTCTCAAGTATCTGCGGGACCAAATTCCGCCGCTGCTTGGAACAACAATTGAGTCTGTTGCCTTAGAGGCAAAGCACAAGGAAGGGTGCGAACGTATCGTTCGCGCAATTGAAAACATCTTAGCGGACGTTCCGCAAGCAGACGATTCAGCGTCTGGCAGTCACACCACAATGTAGTTTATATGATCGACACCGAAGACACAGTACCAGAAATCACGGCAGCAAATCCTGACGGAGGAGCGGCGCGGCTAGATGCTGACCCAATCAGCCAGTCACTCAGCGATTCAATCGATTCCGCATTGGACGCAGCCGAAACCAATTCTCCGGACAATTCTCCGGACAATACATCCACATACAAGAGAAGCGTCCAAACAGAAACACCTGAGGTAAAACAGGATGTACAAAATCCGTTTGGGGCAAATTTCCAGACAAATTTTGGGAAACAACAGCCCGAAATTGACCCCGACATTGCGGCAATCCCGATGCCGCCAAACATGTCAGAGAAGCAGCAAAGCAATTGGCGTAAACTGACAGAAAGTGCCAGCCTCGCCAAAAAGCAAGCAGCAGAGACTGAAATTTTACGGCAAAAACTCGCAGAAACGTCGCAGCAAACGCCCCCAGACTACGAGGAGCTTCGTAAATTTCGAGCTACGTTTGATCTTAAAAATGACCCTAGTTTTAAGCAAAAATACGAAGCCCCTCTAAAGCAAAGCACCGAGAACATATATTGGCTCCTCCGAAAACACCAAGCTGGGGAAGACGTCATCAAGTCTATTGAGGAGGCTGGAGGTCCCGGAAAAGTCAGTAAAGCATGGTGGAAAAAGAATGCCATAGACCGTCTGGCCGCAACTGATGACGGGTATGTTGACGCTCGCAGGCTTGAAAATGCATTACTTCAAATCGATGACATTGAATTGGCTCGTGAGCAAGATCTTGAATCGGCGTCCCAAAATCAAGAGGTGTGGATGCAACAGCGTCAGGCCGAGCAGCAGGAGATGCATCAGCAGGAGTCTCAACAGGTTCACGGTTACGTCCAAAACCTAACAAAAGATGTTCCGTGGGCTCGCTACCAAGAGATCCCGCCCGGAGCTACCACAGAGCAAATGCAACGCATTCAGGCCCACAATGAGGGAGTGAAGGATTTAGAATCTAAGTTTAACTCGGCATTGTATCCAAAAAGCTCTAGTGAGCGAGCTGCAATTGCAGCAGCCGCCACTTTAAGCCATGTGGTGACAAACCAACTCCGTTACGAGCAGTCCAACGGAGCAAAGCTTCAGCAACAGATTGCGCAGCTAACCAAAGAATTGAATTCAATTAAGGCATCTGGGAAAATGCCGCGCAATTCCGTTTCAGGCCAAACGTCATCAAAAAGCGGGAATGTTAATGACCGCATTAAGATGTCGGCATCGGACGCAATTGACATGGGGCTGGATGAGGCTGGAGCTTAATTATGGAGCAAAAAATCTCTCCAATGGAGCGTCGTACTCTTTCGGCGCTAGATTCCGCTAACCCGTTTTCAACCCCGGTGCGCCCGCCGCAGACGTTGGGTGGTCGCCCTGCCGCAAGGATGCCTGATCCGGACCAAGATCCAATTACGCAACGGGATATAGAAGGCGACGATTTGATTGACATTGCCATTGAAAGTAAGGAGCGCAGGCGCCGACGCCCCAAGGCCGTTCTTGAAGAAATCAAGGAGCTAGAGCCTGCTGACGTTACGGTTTCTGCGCAAGGACCAGAAACCGTAGAGGAATTGTTCACCAATCCAATCACAGAGTCCCACGATCAAAACGGAATGCCTTCGTACCGCTGCGAGTTTGCCGGGCGGGATATATTTGTTGGTTTGCCTTGGTATGGAACAAGCAACCCAGTAACGACGATGGCGCTTTTGGCAATGGCGCTGGATTTTGGGAAAGACCGCATTCGGTTTGATTGCGTGATTAACACAGAGATCCATGTTGCCCGAAATATGATTGCTCAAAAGTTCCTTGAAACAGACGCCAAGTGGCTGTTCATGTTGGACCACGACATCATCCCGAGTATTGGCCGAGCGGCTTGGTACAAGAGCTGGGTAGAGTCAACTCGCAGCATGCTGGATCAGCCGCTGCTGCGACACGTTCTGCACCGCCTTATGGGCGCGGGCAAGCAACTTGTCGGGGCCGCTTACTTTGGCAGGCAGGAAGGCGCACGGCTGATGTGCAGCGACCAGTCGCTTGTGGCTGACGCCCGGGCGTTTGCCGACAAAGTGGCTGCTGTAGACTGGATCGGCGCTGGTTGTATTATGATCCACCGAAAAGTGTTTGAAGACATTGCCGCCACGCAACCAGAAGTGAAAGGCGATTACTTTTTACCAACAACGGGAGCCAGTGAGGATGTTGCTTTTTGCAGACGAGCAAAAAAGGCGGGGCATCAATGCCATATCGACCTTGGAATTCCTGTAAAGCACCTCGGTTACAAAACGTACTGATGAATATTTACGCATTTTATCAATCAATTCCGACCGCAGATCAGCCCGAGGAATTTGCCTGCGCCAACTGGTGGAAGACATCGTGGACGGCTAACGGGTGGAATCCCGTGATGCTCAACCGATCTCACGCACAGGGAAGTCCATTGTACAATAAGTTACAGCAAAAATTGGCCCAAGAGCTTAATAAGAACAACGGGCTTGTGGCCCGCGCTGCATGGTTTCAATTTCGGTTCACTCGTTGGTGCGCCCTGCATGCCGCTGGAGGAGGTTGGATGTCCGATTACGATGTCCTTAATCTAGATTTGACTCCGCAGATTGCAAAAAGCGAAACAACAAACACGCTTATGCTGAATGAAGGTCCTGCGTATTTATTTTACGCCTCGCCGGATCATTGCCTTGGCGCAATTCGTAAATTTATTTCCGAAGAGTTGAGCAAAAATGAAATTGTTTGTCCGGAAATAGACATCCTTGGGTGCGATCCGGGATTTGGTTTATTACTTGAGCGAGTGGCACATATAAAAAGCAGCGGCGACAAGAAGAGATCAGCAATAATGCAGGAAATGTTTAGCATGCAAAAAGCGAGCTGAAATATCTTTCACCTTGTTATAAAAATAGTTTGCTTAAGCGTATTGGGCGAGGTATAAGCAAGTCACGGTATGGCTTCTCCGTATGAAGCTGGTTGCAGGACCTAAACCTGCAAACGGTCGTAACATCCGCCCAGACGACGGGGGCTACAAACAAGACTTTTGCGTTTCCGCACAGGAAGCCGCACGCTTGGACGTAGCCTAGTTTTCTAACTGGTTATTGTTCAGGCAGAACAAACTCAACCACTAGAAAACACACCTATGAAGTTCCTAAAGGGAATTCTGATCGTTGCAATCTCCGCTCTTGGCGTTACCACGAGCGAAGCTGTTTGGAATACGCTGGTCACCGTCACCGGGACTAGTTCGATGAGTGCCGCCACTAATTTTAAGGGGCAGGCTGTAACTGCTTTTAAGGCTGGCGAAACCGAAGTGAACTGGACTGAGTTTCAGGCTCAACGGACGTTTGCTAACGCCAACGGCTTTGACCTTCAGCTTTCCGGGTCTGGCAATTCTGCCACTGCCCCGGTTGAAACGCTAAACTGGTACGACGCCTTGAAATGGTGCAATGCCGCTACATTAAATCAAGGAACACTCACCCCGGTTTATTACACCACCATCCTGAGTGTTGGGTCACTAACGAGCACAGGCACTGTTGCAACCGCTATTGTCCCACTAGGGCACAAGCTTTCCACGGGTAACTGGGTGCAGGTCGCAGGCGCAACCCCGGCTGGGTACAACCTAGTCCGTAGCGTCACCGTTACTAGCCCAACGGCGTTCACATACAGGACGGTTGTAAGCGGGACGGCAACGGCGACAGGCACACTCACGGCCAAGGTGATTTACACCGTCGGAGATGTTGTTCCTTCCGTGGACGCAGCCGCTACTGGCTATCGTCTCCCGGGTGAAAAAGAATGGGAGTGGGCGGCGTTCGGCGGGGTTTCCAGCGGAACGTACACCTATCCGGGGTCAAACACGTCAACTGCTGTTGCATGGTCTCGAGACAACTTGACCTATGGCCAAGGCGCTCAAGCAGTGCGTGGCAAAACGCCAAATGAGTTATCGCTCTACGATATGGGCGGAAATGTCAACGAATGGTGCTTTGACGACGCCGCTCCTATTTACGGTCGCCGAGTCCGTGGCGGCTGTTGGTTACAAGACGCAAATTCGCAGCGCACGATGATCCGCAGCTATTCCGACCCGGCTCGTCAAGAAGCAGGCTTTGGGTTCCGTGTCTTCACAAACTAACACAACTCAAAACCAAACCAACCAAACCAACCCTAGATAAAAACCTTAAATACCTACTGTTATGGCAGACACAAACAATTGTATCCCACTCGCAACGATCCAAAACTTTGCATCCAAGGATGTTAACAGGATCATCGGCCAGATCGCAAAGGTCTTGGCTCGTAAGTCACCATACATAAACAGCATAGACGGGGGAACTCTTCCTAACGTCTCTGATGTTGTGCGTTCCGTAGTCGAAGAAATGGCCGTCCCGGCTGCTTCTTTGGCAAGCCCCACGTTTGTCGAGGACACCACGCTTTGCGGCGTCGGCGCTACTCCCGACCAAGTGGGTTCTACGGAGTACCAGTTCAGCCTCCAGACGCTTCGTGGCGCTGGCCCTCGCGTCTGTGTTAAGCAGGCCCGGACGGCGTTCAAGGGTTCGTACTTGCAGGCGCAGGTCAGCTTGGAGAAGACCATTCTTCAGATCATCAACGCCGACATCCGTTACCAGTACCTCATCCAGTCCGGGGTCAAGTATGTCGTGAATACCACTGCGTCGTTCACGAGCAATTTGACGGGCGACATGCAGAACATCAACACGAAGTTCGCGCAGACCCTTCCTGACGGTCCGCTGAACTTCAAGACGTTGTACCGGGCTGGCACGTTCCTGCGTGAAGAAATGCTCGCAGAACCGTTTGCAGCTAAGGAAGGTGAGTTTTTCCAAGTAATGCTCTCTGCCGATGCGATTGAAAACATTCGCAACGACGCTGACGTGAAGGAAGACTTGCTCTACCTAACCGCTGGCAGCTTCAAACTCGGTGAAGACTCGATTTCTGGATACCAGTTCCAAGGCTATCGTGGCTTTGCGTTCGGGATTGACCAGCAACCGCTTCGATCCACGGGGTTTGATTCCAACGGCAATCTGGTGCTTGTAAATCCTATCATCAGCACTGCTGTCACGAACGGGTTTGCCCAGCGCCGGAACCCTGATTGGGTCTCTGCTCCTTACGAAGTAGGCTTTGTTGTTGCAGGAGACGCATTCAAGCGTTTGGTTCCAGAAAATTACGCTGGAGAAGGCACGTTTAAATTTGCCCCGCAGCTTGCAATGGGCGAACTGGAATGGACTTACTTCCGCGACAATGACTGTAACTTGTACGGCGACTTTGGTCAGCACATCTACCAAATCAGCCGTGCAATTCAGCCAATTCGTCCGCAAAATGTCATGCCAATTCTGTACAAGCGTTGCCCGTTTGACGGTCAGCCGTTGCCTTGCAGCACAGCAGCAACTGGGCTTTAATCTTAACGTGAGTTAATGAAGAGGGGGTTGGTTAGATTGCCAGCCCCTTCTGATTAGCTTACGCAAGGTTATGTCTAATTTGTCTACCGCAGTTTTTCAGCAATACGCACTCACTTTGCTCCAGCAGATTGCCGGAGCATCTGGAATTGTGGGCATTCACAGCAATTTGTCTACAGCGGTTTACAGGCAATACGTCCTGTCGTTGCTGGAATACATTGCTACTCATGGCGGGGGTGGCGGCAGCGGTATCGGCGCGACCGGGTATCAGGGGGCGACCGGGTATCAGGGTTCAACAGGAGCTGGATTGGTTGGGGCTACGGGGTTCGGGGCTACAGGCTATCAGGGCAGCACTGGTGTTGGCTTCCAAGGGGCAACCGGGGTTGGAACTCAAGGCAGCACGGGCATCGGAACCGTTGGAGCCACGGGCTATCAGGGCAGTACGGGTATCGGCACGCAGGGGGCAACCGGGGTTGGAACTCAAGGTTCAACAGGGGCTGGTTTGGCCGGGGCAACTGGATATCAAGGCAGCACAGGCATCGGATTGCAGGGCGCGACAGGCATCGGAACTGTCGGAGCCACGGGTTATCAAGGCAGCACTGGTGTTGGTCTTCAGGGGGCAACAGGAGTTGGAAATCAAGGCAGCACGGGCTTGCAAGGCGCTACCGGGGTTGGTGCGACGGGCTTTCAGGGGAGCACGGGGGTTGGAACTCAAGGGAGCACAGGAGTCGGCACGCAAGGGGTTCAAGGAGCTACAGGCGTCGGAGCCACGGGTTATCAAGGTAGCACTGGGATTGGCGCTCAAGGAGACACGGGAGCCACGGGCATCGGCTCGACCGGGTATCAGGGTAGCACAGGAGTCGGCACGCAAGGCGCTCAAGGAGACACGGGAGCCACGGGCGTCGGAGCCACGGGTTATCAGGGCAGCACCGGGATTGGATTGCAGGGCGCGACAGGCATCGGAATCGTCGGAGCCACGGGTATCGGCACGCAAGGGGCAACAGGAGTTGGCTTGCAGGGGGCAACGGGGGTTGGAACTCAGGGCATTCAGGGCGCAACTGGTCTTGGTGCGACGGGATTTCAGGGTTCTACTGGAATCGGCACTCAGGGCTTGCAGGGTGCGACTGGCATCGGCACGCAGGGATCTCAGGGCGCAACGGGGTTGGGCGCAACGGGGTTCCAAGGGGCCACTGGCGTTGGCACTCAGGGATTGCAGGGCAGTACTGGCGTTGGAATTCAAGGGGCTACAGGCGTCGGCGCAACTGGATTGCAAGGCAGTACGGGCGTTGGAACGCAGGGCGCAACCGGGGTCGGAACTCAAGGAGACACGGGAGCTACGGGCATCGGAGCCACTGGTTATCAGGGCAGCACCGGGATTGGATCTCAAGGGTTACAGGGGGCAACTGGCATCGGCTCGACCGGGTATCAAGGTAGCACTGGGATTGGCTCAACTGGATATCAAGGGGCTACTGGAATCGGATCAACCGGGGATCAGGGCAGCACCGGGTATCAGGGCAGCACTGGTGTAGGAAATCAAGGGGCGACTGGGATTGGGAGTACCGGGTATCAGGGCGCGACCGGGTTGACGGGGGCAAACGGGCAGTCGGCCTCATTCTTTAATTACCAAGCGGACACGTCTACTCAAGTTCTGCCTCCTACTGGGCCAATTACCAATGGGCACATTTTATGGGACAACGCTACACAGCGACTTTCCGCAAATATTGCATTCTCGCACATTGACGGCAATGGAAATGACATTGATGTATTTTTCCCGCTTTATAAAAATGGGGACACGTTTGTTATTCAAGATCAAAACAATTCCGATAATTATCAAAGTTGGAAAATTAATGGCACTCCCACAATTGGCGACAATTCTTACATTGTAATTCCTGTAACGCTTCAAACTTCTGGCGGCAGCGGTACAACGAATTTTGCCAATAACCATCAGTTGATTTGGGCTATTGTTACGTCTGGATTACAGGGAAGCACGGGCTATCAAGGCGCAACTGGAATTGGATCAACGGGTTATCAAGGAAGCACTGGGTATCAGGGAGCGACAGGAATTGGGTCCCAAGGTGCAACTGGCGTTGGCGCAACTGGTTATCAAGGCAGCACAGGCATAGGATCACAAGGACTACAAGGGGCGACTGGCATTGGGTCTACCGGGGTACAGGGCGCAACCGGGCAGGGCGCAACTGGTTATCAGGGCGCAACCGGGATCGGAACTCAGGGGTCCACGGGGGCTACAGGCATCGGGACGCAAGGAGCAACCGGGATTGGAAATATTGGATCTACTGGGGCTACTGGCATCGGAGCCATTGGGGCGACGGGGGCGACGGGTCTTGGAACTCAAGGCTTACAAGGGGCGACGGGTCTTGGAACTCAAGGTTTACAAGGAGCAACTGGATTGGGGGCCACTGGTTATCAGGGTTCTACTGGCGTCGGCACTCAGGGATTGCAAGGAGCAACCGGGCTTGGAACTCAAGGTTTGCAAGGGGCAACCGGGCTTGGTGCGACGGGCTTTCAGGGGAGCACGGGGGTCGGAACTCAGGGAAGCACAGGAGTCGGAACGCAAGGACTTCAAGGTGCTACAGGGTTGGGCGCTACAGGGTTCCAAGGAGCCACAGGCGTTGGCACACAGGGGTCAACGGGAGCTACGGGCATTGGTATTCAAGGAGCCACGGGAATTGGAACGCAAGGCGCGACGGGCGCAACGGGAATTGGAAGCATTGGCGCGACTGGGGCCACAGGGATCGGCACAATCGGGGCCACGGGGGCCACGGGCATTGGGTCCGCTGGGGCTACGGGAGCTACGGGTATTGGAAGTATTGGAGCGACTGGAGCAACCGGGATTGGGTCTGTCGGAGCTACCGGGGCCACAGGAATTGGCACGCTAGGAGCCACTGGAGCTACAGGTCCAGCAATTGCAACGCCTGTTTCGATTGCAAATGGTGGGACTGCTTCTACAACCGCAGGAGACGCAAGGGCCGTTGTTGGAGGGCCGCAATTAGTTACAGTCAGGCAAACGTCAAACGTAATTCCCGCAACTGCCGGAACGATTGCAGGAGCAAGTTGGACTCAAAACTCTGGTGTTATTACTTTTGCAACCTCCTCAATAACTCCGGTTGTTGGGATGAGCATCAATTTGGGGGTGGCTGCGGGCGTTATTAAAACAGTTGATAGCGCGACGCAGATCACGATGAGCAGTGGTGCTGGGGCAACTGGATCTGGGGCTCTAATACTTTACAACTCAACGCCTACAACGCTTGTTACGGCATCTCTTTTGACAGTTGATGGTAAAACCCTTGCAACTGGAGATACTGTTTTTTTGAGTCAAACGGCGTTGGCGCAAAGTGGTCCTTGGGTTGTAAGTAGCATTGGCACTGGAGTTTCTCTTGTTCGTCCAAGCTGGTTTACAGGAAATATAACTGCGCCTCTTTTAGTCACAATTACCTCTGGTACAGGCAACCAAGGGGCTATTTTGACAGTGAGTTTAGTGGCAGGCGCAACTGGAACGCAAATTGGCGTTGACTCGTTAACCGTTAGCCTTGTTGCTTCAAGGGGAAACACTAACGCAGTTTTAGCAAGTAATACTTTTACCGCAAGTTCAACGCAAAATTTTGCAGCAGGAACGCTTACGAGTGCCCCAACAAAGTTTCAAGCTGGGGTAGTTCAAACAACGCCAGTAGTGCATTCCGTAGAATGGGATGGAAACACTGAATACCTGACGGCACTTGTCTCATTGGCTGGCACTTGGACAACGGGAAGTGCGCTTATTACGCTAACAACTGGGACAACGTCTGGCCTCGTTGTCGGGGCGGCAATTGCGTCTGGGATCACTGGGGCGGCACAATTGTATGTGACTGCAATCAACAGCCTCACGACGTTTACTGTTGGAGCTAACCCAACAAACGCAGCAGCAACTGCCACTTCGTTTACTATAGCCAACAGAGACGCAATTTTAACAGCAGCATCATTCGGAACGTATTAATTATGAACGAATTACTCATAGAAGCGTCAAAAAACCAAGGGCTTCCGTTTTTAATGGCCTGCGTCGCGATTGGCTTTATCCAGCAAATGAATAAAGGGTTAATCACAAGGCTAAACGAAGAGCGAAATCAGCATATGAAGGCTCTCGGCGATCAAATTAACGACCTTAAAGAAGCAATTCTTGAGTGCGAGCGAGACCGCAAAGAGTTATGGGCAAAAGTTCTTGGAAGGAGCGCACAATGACAAATGATTTTAAAAATGCCATGAAGTTCATCTTTGAACACGAGAACGTGATGTCTCGTGGCAAGGTGCTCAGTGAGCATGACCCCCGGGACCCGGGTGGCCTCACGAAATACGGGATTGATGCCCGTAGCCATAAGGGGGTGGACGTGGAAAACCTCAACGAGGAGATGGCGACCGCAATTTACTGGCAGGAATGGCTCGACTGCAAGGCCGACAAGCTACCTTGGCCATTGTCGCTTGCATATTTTGACGCCTGCGTTAATTCCGGGGTGCATCAAGGTGTTTTACTGCTCCAACGCACCGTAGGAGCCAAAGATGACGGCATCATTGGTCCTGCTACCATTGGAGCTGCAATTACGGCCTGCACGCTCAAAACGCCCACAGAGGTGGCATTAGCATACTGCCAAAAGAAAGAACAGTTCTACGTTGCGCTTTGCAAGGCAAAGCCTGAATATAACTACGCCAAAAACGGATGGCTAAACCGAGTTTCTGACCTCAAAAAAACCATAATTGTATGATTCAATACATCACTGAACGACTTAACGAGCCATCCACTTGGCGTGGAGTCATCTCTCTAATCACTGGTCTCGGAGTTAAGTTACGCCCAGACCTCGCGGAGTCCATCATTTCTGCCGGGTTGGCGCTAATGGGCGTCATTAACGTCGTTCGCAAGGAAAAGACCAATGCTACCGCTGCTCCTGTCGATCCTAAAGTCTCTTGAGGCTTTCCTAAACATCAAATCGGTCCGGGCCAAATGGGAGCTGGAACGAGACATTGAAAATTATTGTGACGACGTTCAGAATCAAATCCTCAAGGCTCGCTCTGCTGGCGATGACGGTCGCGCAGACCTCCTGCACCAGCGTTTCCTCAGTTCCTCGGGACTCAGTGTTTCCGCCCAGCGGAATCTTGAGGCTGTCCCCGGGCCAGACGTACACAGCAGCGGGCAATGAGACATGGCATTCTGCGGCTCGTTACGCTGCATGCGAGCAAGACGCCATAACTGCGGTTTCTGCCCTTAAACAAAGAGAGAACCATTAACATGAGCTGCGATTGCAATAGTCCATTTGGGCAAAATTCCGCATACTACGCCGCCTGCGCCCCGGAGGTTCCATACCCGAGCGTATCGGCAGAATCTGTCCCGAGCCTGATCTCAAATTTAACGCAGGCACTGTACGGGACGGTGCAAAAATCCGTAGTGAGCGGAAAGGTGGTCTGGACTACTTGCGATCCCACTCAAAGCGCAACAGTTTTTGGGGTTCCTCGAAATGAAGGCGAGGGCTTGATGTGCTACTTTATCAGGGCGCTTCAAGCTTCAAGCATCATCGGGGCGACTGGGTATCAGGGGAGTACAGGCTACCAAGGGGCGACCGGGGTTGGGCTTCGTGGCTCAACTGGGTCAGGCGCAACTGGTTACAACGGAAGTACCGGGTATCAAGGCAGTACAGGGTTGCAAGGAAGTACAGGAATTGGCGCAACTGGCGCTGGAGCAACAGGTTATCAAGGCAGCACCGGGTATCAGGGCAGCACAGGTATTGGAGTTGCTGGCAACGACGGAAGTACGGGGTATCAAGGCAGTACTGGGCTTCGCGGCAGCACTGGAATTGGCGCAACTGGAGTCGGTGCAACTGGTTATCAAGGCGCAACTGGGGTAGGATTGCAGGGAAGTACAGGCTCTGGATTTCAGGGCGCTACGGGTTATCAAGGGGCCACAGGGCCAGCCAACGGACCCGCTGGGGCTACGGGCGCTACTGGAATTGGATCACCGGGCGCGACAGGATACCAAGGCAGTACAGGTGCTGGATTTCAAGGAGCGACTGGGCTGGGCGCGACGGGCCTTCAAGGAAGCACGGGTATTGGGACTCAGGGTTTTCAAGGAGCGACTGGGCTGGGCGCGACGGGCCTTCAAGGAAGCACGGGTATTGGGACTCAGGGTTTTCAAGGGGCGACCGGGCTGGGCGCGACGGGTTTTCAGGGAGCTACCGGGCTGGGGGCAACCGGGTATCAAGGCGGGACAGGTTATAATGGAGCGACAGGAGTTCAAAGCCTTGGGGCAAATACATATACAGGCCCGCAGACATTTAGGGCAAATGGCGCTTCTGCCAACCAAGCTCCGTTTTATTTTCAAACGCCTGCAACTTTGATGGCTTCTCCTCAAGCCAACGCCGCAGAATGGGACGGGAATACTTTGTATTTGACAACGTCTGTGTCTGTTCGTGATAACGTACTCACTCAAACCGCATTTGGGACTTACTAATTATGGCCGCGCTTATTCCAAAAACAAATTCAACTGCTGGGTCGGCCACCGCGCCGCTTGCGTCGGCACTGGTTGCTGGTGAACTTGCCGAAAACAAATTCACCGGACGGCTTTACGTTAAAACGGAGTCTGCTGCGGTGCAAGATCCCGCTCGCGTCATATTGACCGGTGACGTTACCGGATCTACTGCGACCGCTACGAGTGAAGCCCAAGGTGGAACGATTGCCGCAACGCTTGCTACCGTGACGGTTGGTAAAGGCGGCACTGGCCTTACTGCCACACCGGCTAATGGGCAGATCCCAATCGGTAACGCCACTGGATACACTCTTGCTACCATTACGGCAGGAACGAACGTAACGATCACCAATGGGGCTGGAGCAATCACGATTAACTCCTCGGCAAGCGGCGGCGGCGGCGGCGGCGGGATCAAAATTTTTGATACGGTAGGTGCAAACCAATCTTGGACTGTCCCTACTGGGGTCACAAGCGTCCAGATAACAGTGATCGGCGGTGGCGGTGGGTCTACCAACGGGGGCGCATCCACTTGCTCCATCGGGGGAACTACAATAACTGCGGGTGGCGGGATTAGCGGTGGCGGAACAGGAAGCGGTGGTTCTGTGGCTGCTGTGGCTGGGGTTGGGTTGGGGGCTGGTACGGGAGGTACAGGATCATCCTCTGGCACCGTTTCCCAAACAAATGGCACTGGTACAAGCGGCGGGTATGGCGGCGGGGGTAATGGATATGGCTCTTGGGGTGGGTGTTACCCGGGATCAGGGTATATTGGCGGGGGGTGTGGTATTGGAGGAGGCGGATATGGAAGTATGGTCGTTATTGCCAATAGTCCTATAGCACTCCCGGGTAGAGGAGCTGGATTTGGTGGTTCTGGTGATACCACCCAGTTCGGTGCAGGGAGTGATGGTGGAGGAGGTGGGTACGCAACCTATACGATTGCCGTCACGTCAGGCAATACTTACTCAAACTCTGTGACTGTTGGTGCGGCTGGCAGCGGTGCGGGTAAAGGTGCAGTTATCGTTCAATGGTAAAAATTATGTTCGCATTAATCTCCACAATATACGCAGAACAACCGTATTGTTTTTTACAAACATCCGAGGCGCAGTTTCCAGTTACGGAACCTGAGTTTTTTTGGGTGAATTGTCCCGCAGGAGTGTCTCCATCAACGCACACATGGGATGGCACTCAATTTGTTGAAATCCCACCAGCACCACCTGTTGAGCCTCCAGTTAATACTGATGCAACTCCTACGGTGGTATGATAGTGACTTCAATCCCAATTGCGTTTGGGAAATTAAAAGGGGCTATTTACGATTTTCCTGAGGTAGGGGACGTTCTTCCCATGCACAGGCATGATGACGCAACTGCTCACATCACGATTGTGGCTAAGGGCAAAATACGAGTCACAGCAGGAAACTGGACAGACGATGTAGAGTGTGGTAAAGTTATTGATCTTCCAGCCAATCAAGAGCATGAGTTCATAGCTCTCGAACCCAACAGCCGGATTGTAAACATTATTAAATGACTCAGATACATTGCCTTGGACTTCCACATACAATTTCCAACGCTGACTATGTAGCGTGCGCCTTTACCCAAAAGGTGCGTAAGTTTCTGACCATGTTCAAGGGACGTGGCTATAAGACAATTCACTACGGCCACAAAGACTCTGTGACGGATGCCGACGAGCAGGTGACGGTCACCGACAACGAAACTCTCAAAAAGGCTTACGGGGGGTACGATTGGAAAAAGGGGTTGTTTAAACATTCAATCGACGACCACGCCCACAAGACGTTTAACGAAAACGCTGGTAAAGAGATCTACGCTCGAAAGCAACGGGGAGACTTTGTTTTGTGCTTTTGGGGCGGCACGGCTCAGTCCGCGCATGACGCAAACAAAGACGGCGATCTGATCATCGTGGAACCCGGGATTGGCTCTGGGTACGCTTTTGCTCAATTTAGATGCTACGAGTCCTATCCGCTCAAGGCGGCTTTTGCCGGGACGCAAACTGTCGCTTATTGCAACCCAGAATGGTATGGACGTGTTGTCCCAAACTATTTTGATCTTCGAGACTTTGAGGCAAAAAGCGAGCGTCAGCCTTATGCCGTTGCGCTGGGCCGCATCGGCCCAAATAAAGGCGTTGATATCGCAATTGAGGCTTCGTTCCGGGCTGGCATTAAACTGGTCGTGGCCGGGCAGGGAGGCCCACGGGACGTGGGGTACGAGAAATGGCCAGATCACGTCGAGTACATTGGATACGCAGACCTTGAGACGCGAAAGCGCCTACTAGGGGAGGCATCGTTTTCATTCCTCCTCTCAACATACTGGGAGCCGTTTGGCGGAACTGCCGTTGAATCAATGCTGTCGGGCTGTGTCCCGGTCTGTACTGACTCGGGGGCAATGACAGAATATATCGTTGATGGCGTGAATGGATTTAGGTGCAACACAATGGGAGATATCCTCCGGGCCATTAGGCTTGTTCCAACTATTAACCGGGACCGAATGATTCGTTTTGCTCAGGACAATTTCTCGCTCGATGCGGTGCGCCCCAAGTTTGAACGGGCGTTTGCCGATTTCTCGGACGTAATGCACGGCAAAGGCTGGTACGAGTTGCACGACAGACCATTGACTTCGCTCGGGTTGGATTACAAGAGCCTGTATGTATAGCCGTTCTGTCCTGTTTTTTACGCGGAACGCTTGGGCGTTTGGAACAATCCACAATGCCCTCATTAAAAGGCTGTGGGAGCATGGTATTTACTCTCACATTCTCGACTGGAATCTGAGCTACAGTGCTCTTGAGATAGAGTACTTGCGGCAAAAGTTTGAGTACTGGTACACAAACCCTCCGCAGGTTCCTGTTTTGATGCAGACTTTTGGAATTCCAAAAGAGCGGATCATTACGGTTGCTCACGCCGACGACGACATCCACAAAGCAGTCATGGCTGCTGGTCCTGAGATGTTTGACGGCCTGAAAGCCTACGGAGCTGTCCACGAGTCGCTGGTATCGTCTAGTCAGCAGTTTGGGCTGACGCGAATTCCAGATGTCGTACTCAACGGCATTGATTTTGACTTTTTCTACTCGCCTATAGGCAATGCAGTGAAGATTGCCGGGTACGCCGGGGCGCTGTTCCATAACCGTCCTGATGGAGTTGACTGCAAACGAAAAGAACTTATCCCAAGGGTGCTGGATGGGTTGCCGCTTGAGTTTAAAGACCACAATTTCATGCATCATTTGTGCATGGCTTCGTTCTACCAGACGATAGACGCTCTTTTGTTGCCCTCTAGCTATGAAGCCTGCGGACTGCCCATGATGGAAGCGGCGGCTGCTGGCCGATTGGTTTTGTGCTCCGCCGGGGTTGGCTACTTTGACGGGAATTTTGGCATCAATTGCCGTCTCCCGGAAGATGAGTGGGTAAAAGACGCTAGAGCTGCTTTGCTGGCGCACCAAGACCCGATAATCTACAAAGAAACCTGCGAGCGGTCTCAGCAGTACGCTAGGGAAAATTTTGACTGGAGTAACCGCATCGAACCTTGGGTAAAATTAATTGAATAATATGGAAGACATTGAGCGCAAGATTCACGCCGCCTGCCTTGGAAAGGCAATCTCTGGGCCATTTATGGGGATGCAGATGAGTGACATTGCTCATTTCGGAGTTGGTCATTCCGTTGTGAAACTTTTGGGGACATTTGAGCAGCCAATCCACAGAAGCATTAATTCCGAACTGGCTAAAAACCACGACCTTTTTATCAATATTGGTTGTGGGGACGGCTATTATGGAGTCGGGGTGAAACTCAGAAGCCCAAGCACAAACTTGCTCATGGTGGACATCGATTCCGCCTGCTTGGAACAGGTCAAGCTGTCGTGTAACTTGAATGGGATTTCAGATTACACGTTTCGGAACGAGTTCAATAATCAGAGCCTTCAGGCGGCTCTTGCCGGGAGCAATAACCCTTGGGTCTTTGTGGATATAGAAGGAGCTGAGGCTGACTTACTAAACCCGGCAGAAGCCCCGGACTTATCGAGGGCTACAATCACTGTAGAAATGCACGATTGTTTTAGGATGGGCGTCACAAACGAGCTGATAGCTAGATTTCAGCGAACCCACAGGATCATCAACATTGTAGACGACTGGAATAAGACAATTCCAAGGCTCCCGGAAGGCATAGTGTTGCCTGATTACGTCTTAGATTACATTCGGCACGAGGGCAGATGTACCAGAATGAATTGGTTGTACATGACGCCACTTCAATGGTAATTTTTTTAGGAAAATTTTGACTTTTACACACAACCATTATGGCCACCGACAAAACAATGCCTCCTAACGACCCAAGCTCCATGCCATCACCTTCTTACGGAGGCGGCGATCCCTCAATGCCTCCCGGCGGACCCGGCGGACCCGGCGGGGATGTAATGATCAATCTCCCAAAAGCCGCCTTTGATACCATGCATCAAATTGTGATGCAGTTGGCCAGCGGCCTCGATCAGCTTGCCAAAGAGGTCAACCAACAGGCCGCAGGAGCGCCTCCCGGGGGTGGAGAAATGCCTCCTGACATGGGCGGCGACATGGGCGGAGAAATGCCTCCCGGTGGAGCGGCTCCCGAAGATGAAGATTTTCTGCGCTCAATGATGGAAGAAGGCAACTTGAAGTCCCGATAATCGCCCATGTTTGTCTCCCAAATCATCGACGAAATTCTTGAGATCCTCGGGACCACAGACAAACCCAAGGCTTTCCGGAAATTGACGCAAGCTGTTCAGGTGCTCATGCAGAGTGGGCACTATTTTCATACGAACGCTGAGGTCGATGTATGTTCAGGATGGGACGGGCAGACAATAACCCTGCCAAGAGGCATAGAAGTACCTCTGGCAGTCAATGTTGATGGGTCTCCAATGTACTTTAGGGGGCGGCTTTTTCAGTACAATATCAACAAAGGGGGCATGTACAACCCTGTCGGGTGGGCATGGGACGACCGGGGGATGGTGGCGACTCAAATGGATATTCGTCAGCCGTCCCAGCTTGTTGCGGTTGCTGAACATGAAGCCGATGCAGGGAAAGTTATCCGGGTAATTGGAACCGACGGCAACAACCGCGAATTGCGGGCGCAATTAGGAGACGGGACAACCGTTGACGGACTGTTGGTCACCGTCCGGGCGCAAAGCGACTTTCCTTACGGGACAATCCAGCCCGATGGCGTGACGATCACAACTCGGTCAGTTGCTGTTGATCCAATTACCACGCTACTTTCCAGCACCCCGCACCAGCTATCCTCTGGGCAGTCTGTTCAGCTAACTGCTACAGGCACAATGCCAGCGGGCCTTGAGGACAAGCAAAAGTACTACACTGGAGTGATATCCAGCACTGAAGTTGAGCTTTACGACAACGAGTTGGACGCTCAATACGGGACAAACCCGTACAAGATGTCGTCTATTGTTGGCTCAACTGGGATAAACCTTACGGACTCTCGTCCAACCCAGCTTTCTACGGTTGTCACGCTAAAAGATGGCGTTCCTCCAGTGCCGATTGACTCTCCCAACGAAGTTACATTTGCAATTCGTGGGGCAAATCCGCTTCCAGTTCCATTGCAAATAAATACAACTTATTTTGCCCAGCAAGTTGACTCTGGATCAAGTGCTGTTGTAAATTTGCAGGTTTACGCTTCGCTCCGTGATGCTCAAAATTCTACAAATCCAATTTATTTATCTGGCTCATCGAGCGACTTGACGACTTACATTCGCAAGCCATTTAGTCCTCAAACTAAATTGGTTTTTACGTCCGACCCAAATTACTCCTCTGGGGACATAGTTCAAGCAAATACTGCTGGAGGCACCCTTCCTCAGCCGTTAATTATTGGCCAGAATTATTATGTGTATGTGTTGCCAGATGAATTACTTCCAGCGGTTACATTACATAACAGTTACTCGGATGCACTGAGTGGGTCTAGCCCAATTGCGTTGACTACGGCGGGGTCTGGCCAGAACAGTATTGCTAAACTTTTAACGGCAACAGCATCGCCCGGAACTAAAAATAACATTTCCGTTTCTGGTTTGACGCTTCCGCCTGCAACTGGGTCAGGTGCTCTTATCACAGCTCGCGTTTCCGGGCCAATCACGTTGATGACGTTGGTGACTGGGGGCGCAGGCTACACAACGGCAACGGCCACAATTTCAGACATTGGAGGATACAAGTACGCAGCCGCTCCAAATTTGTCTCTTGTGGGCGGCACATATACGACAGCGGCATCGCTCCAAGCAATCCTTGGCACTGACGTAGCCACTGGATTTAGTTATGTGGCTTCAATACAAATTAACAGCGGCGGATTGGGCTACACGGTCGCAAATTTACCAAAGGTTGTTTTTATTGGTGGTCTTTCGACTGGCGGATTCCACGCAAAAGCGTCCTTGGTTCTCAATGGAAGCGGCACAATCACTGGAGTTACACTTTTGCCATATGGATCGGATGCAGCGGCTTCTTTGTCCGTAAACTCTATTACGGGTTCTGTAAACGGGATTAACATCACTTCGTCAGGACAGGGCTACCTGTATCCGCCACGAGTGACCATTAGCGCCCCGCAGCAGCTAAAGCCGCAGCTCACAATTGCTAGCCCGGGCGTACAAAACGCAACCGTAACTTCACTTACAGTCAATGGGTTAGCTACAAATTTGTTGTCTGCTACATTTACCAATACCCCCGCTGCCCCGTCCGTTTCCACAGTTGCCGCTGGTTTGGCTCCTTTAATTACGGTTGGAGGTTATTCCGCCGCCGTTTCTCCAACATCCAACGATACAATTGTAATTACGCCTCCAACGGGGGTGACAATAACGTCGATTAGCGTGATGACAGGAGGCTCAACGCCCGCAATTACGTTCTCAAGCAGCCTTCCTAAAACGGCAACGGCATCTAGCACCATCACAACGTCATTTGTATCCGAGTACGTTGTTGAAAATGGCGGATCTGGATACCAGAACGTCCCTGCCGTCAACATCTCTGGCGGAGGCGGAACAGGCGCTAGCGCAACTGCGGTGCTGGATCAATTTGGGATCGGTAAAATTAACGTACTTACGCAGGGTTCTGGATATTCGTCTTCTTTGACCGCTCTCATCACGGACGGATCTAGCGGAACTGGAACTGGCGCAACTGCGTCAGTCGCCGTCTCCGCTGGAAAGATCACGGGAATAACAATCACTAATTACGGATACGGCTACAGTAACCCGCAAATTTCTTTCTCTCCCGCAGGGGGAGGAGGGGCAACATTCTCGTTTGAATACACTGGCGTTGTGACAAATGTAAATGTCGTTACTGAAGGCACAGGATATACTACAGCGCCTACGGTTTCCGTGTTGCCGTCCACTGGTGTTTTTATTCAATTCTCGTCCACTGGAACGCTTCCGATTCCTCTCGTGCAGGGGCAGTCGTATCGGGCTGAAAATCCGTCTTCTGGAAACTCGTTCACCGTCAAAAATGCTGATTTTACGGACGTAAACGTAACGTCAACTGGAAGTGGCACTTTGTACTTGGTTATTTCCAGAACATTCGCGATTGGATTTACTAATTATTGGAATGGAGACTTTTCTGCAATCACCACTGTCCTTCCAGTAAGGTTGCAAACAGATTACGAGTTGCCAATAACTTCACCACCATCAAGTGTAGCGCAAACGTATTACCTAAAGGCAGTAAGTAATTTTAGCGCAGGAGTTTACACGGATTCTGGTGCCACTGTCTTATTGCAAGTCCAAGAACTTGGAGCTGGGCAAGCGTATTACGCTTATGGCGCTCGCAGTGGTGGAATAGTTGCAAACAACGAAATTATCCCATCGTACTTGACTTACCTGTTATCGGGCATGAGGGTGAAGTTTTCTTCAACCACGGGAGTATTGCCTGCGCCTTTGAGTGCATCGACTGTATACTTGTTGTCTGTAATAAAGGGAAAAGTTTCAATAACCTTACAAAACGGAACGCCGATTGTTTTTACTAATCTTGGCGAGGGGTATTTGTCGCTTGATATTTCTCGCGATTTTACAGTCGAGCCATCCACGGCAGTAATTGCAGGAAATTCTATTTTAAACACGGGGGATCAAGTTCTGGTTCGGGCAAATCAGGGCGACACGCTTCCCGTTCCATTGTCTGACTCTTCGACTTATTACGCCCGGGCTATTGGAGATAATTTTGTGGAGCTGTATGACACCAAGCCACATGCAACCACAACATCCAGCATCACTGGAAGAATAGACTTTCTGAGCACTGGGGACACTATCGATTCCATTTTCTACATCGATTCCATCCTTGATCCAATTTTAGTGAAGTCAGTGCAACACATTGAAAAGCCACTAACGATTGGCTATGTTTCGCTCTACGCTTTTGATTATGGGCGCTCAAACGATATGGCGCTGATCGGGCAGTATCACCCGTCCGAGACCAACCCAAAGTATCGGCGCATTCGCATTGGCCAGCAATCCGCGTGGGTTCGCTTGATTTATCGCGTAAAGTGCCCTGAAATCACGAGTGTTTACGACTACATTCCGCTTGAAAACGCCCGCGCAATTATTGCTGGCGTTCATGCGGTTGATTTGGAAGACAAAGACTTTCTTGATCAAGCGCAAAAGTATTGGCAGGCATCCGTTATGTATTTGCGCAGCGAAAGCGATTCAATGGACGGGCATGCCATGCAACCTCCGCAGATAAACAACATAACATACGGAGATGGAACCGATTGCGTAATGTTCTAGTATGAAAAGCCCAAATATTACTTCTGGGCGGCTCAATAAGGTTTCCGCTGGGTGGACGCATGGAGTTAACTCAGTTCGCAACCCGTGGACCCTGCCAGAGGACCAGTTTAAATGGGGGCAAAATGTTACCGTTCGCGGAGGTATTGTTCAAACTCGCCCGGGGTTTGCCATGCGGCTTTCGCTTCCAAGTGGCAACTTCCAAGGCGGAATACTTTTTAATTCCAACAAGCAGTACAAGGCGAGTTCAACGTACACAAATCTTTATGGTGTAGAGATTTCGCAGGTCGCTACAATCTACACGCCTGAAGGTGGTCAGTCTGAGGAGTCCGAGTTGCCCTACATTGTGTTTTCCGTCGATGGCAAGGTTTATTACTGCCCATTCCCGCTGGTTCAGCCCAAGAACTGGAACGACTACCTGCTGGCAGGCATCTCTTTAGACCCTAATGTTGAACGGGTCAATTTCGTAACTGCTACCAAGACAGCAACCATCTCGTCTGGCGGCGACTTCTCAATCACGCCCGCGCATCGAATTATCGTTGTTCAAGATGGAGTGCGATATGCTGGTGTTTGGGATGGCTCAGACCAAACTGGAACGCAATTAAAAGACATTCCAATCGGCTATTGGATGGCATTTTCCGGAAACCGCCTTTGGGTTGCGTCTGGAAATATTATTTCAGCGTCAGATCTTGGCGATCCCCTCAGTTGGATTGAACGCACGATTGGATCGGGTAGAGGTGATTTTTCGGTCCCGCGTAGAATTACCGCCATGCAGGACTATGTCGGGCAGAATAACGACTCTCGACTCTACGTCTGGACTGACCGTTCAACCTATTCGCTAGCGTCTGGGATTCTTGACCGAGCGCAGTGGGCGACTACCGCGAACTTTCAGAACGTCCTCTACCCCACTGTGGGGTGCATTGCTGGGAAAAGCATTGCGTTCCAAGCCGGGATGATGTGGTGGTACTCGCAAGGTGGGCTTGTAAGCGCGGACGTTGCCGCTAGCAGTTATCTTTCGTCGCAGGTGCTGTACAAGGATGTGGAGATGGCAAAGGCCAAACGGCTTATGTCGTCCAACTTGTCTGGCATTTGTTCTGCCTCGTTTGAAAATTACCTACTTTGCTCAATACCTTACCTTGAGCCCGTCAACTCGGTAACGATGATGCTCGATTATGCCGCCGCCGCCGAGTGGAACCAAGCTAGGAACCCTGCTTGGGCCGGAGTCTGGACAGGGATTCGCCCTATTGAGTGGGTTTCTGGGGTTGTCACGAGTGCGCCGAGGATCTTTGCGTTTTCGGTAGATTACGGGCGTACAAACGACGGCTCGCACATCCACCTTTGGGAAGCATTTGTGCCAGAAAGGTATGACACTTACCTAAATATCAACGAGGATGGCAGCACAACCACTTTGGTGAATCGAATTTACTGCCAGATGGAAACAGCGCTGCTCGGAGACAGCATGGACTTAAAGCAGTTGGCCTACGCTGAAGTTGATTGCGGTCAAATTGCAGGGACTGTTGACGTTAAGATTAGTTACAGAGGCAGCAAGGGTACTTACCAACCTATTTTAAGCACTCGCATCTTAGCCGCCACGGAAGGTTACGAGTACGAGACAAGCTACGAATCAAATAACATTGATAAATTTGGGTTTCTTCAAACTCAACACCGCAGGCTTATCACGGAATCCGTGCAACCAAATTCAACGGAAAAGAGCTGCGAAAGCAACTTTTTGCTTAATATTGACAAGGCGTTTTCGCTTTTAATCGAGTGGTGCGGCGGCCTTGGTGTCGAGGCCCTTCGCATGTATCAAGATCCGTTCCAAGACCGCTCTACTGGTCAGGTAACTTTCAACGAGACGCAATTCTGTGTTTTAGGCGAAACGGGGGCAACAACACTGGTTTCACTGGCTCCTGCCCCGCAAGAAAATCCAAACAGCCAAAGGATGGTTTGGACCGCTACAAAAACAGCCTCCGTTCAAGTCGGTGCCATTTCGGGGAGGCGCGGAAATGCCGTTGCCACAGCCACCGCTACAGCAACGTCGTACATTTCACAGGCTGACGCTGACGCTATTGCGCTTGCAAAAGCAACAGCAGAAGCGCAGTTGGCTGCGCAACAATATAGGGCGCTTCACCCTCCAATCGCATAATATGCCATCCATTAAATCGGCATCAACGGCGGTTTCGGTTTTTCCAAACAAATTTGTCTCTCCATATGGCAATGATGGAATTATCCCCTTGTATTCCAGTATTCCGCTAATAAGTGGCGTTGGCTCTGGGTGTGTCCCGTGCGTAGTTTGCGGAAATTCCACACAACGGGCGCAAGTCATAGCTTACGAAGCAACCAAGAACATTTCTATCGCTGACGAAACGGTAAGTGTTCAATTATTCCCATAAAATGATAAATTCCATCCATTACAGAAAAACACAAGACGGAACTCCTGAATTCTCTGAACTTCAAGAGTTTGCAAAATCGTTTAACCACGTCATAACGCCACATCCAAACATTGTGGTTTATGCAAATTACAAAAATGGGCGCTTGTTTGGATACATTGATCAGGTCTTTATCCCAACAGCATACCCAGCGTTCCACCCTGAACACACTAAGCCAAGGGACGTTGTTCAGGTGATGAATGACTGGAAAACACACTCTCAACTATCAGGCAATCCGGGCTACATTGCAGTTCCGTCCAACAACAACAATGGAATCGGCAATTTTTCAGAAGACATAATGAAAAAACTTGGATTAACTAGACTTAACAGAGAATTGTACTATCCTACCTTTTAAAACTATGGGATCTTCCGTTGACCCTTCAGCTTTTATCACTCGCCCAGATCCTGCCCTTTCGGCGGCGCAACTTGGCATGCAGTCGGCTCTGGGCACCCAACAGATGGCCCAACAAAACAGGCTGCTTGGCTTTGCTGCTAACATGCCTTTGGAAAGCTGGACTCCTGACATCTGGGGGCAGGATGGCATGTCAACGCAAGCTGGCGAAATTGCTGCAATTAACTCCTTTAAGTCGAAGGAGCTTGAAAAGCAGACCAACCCAGAAATGGCAGCGTTGCGCCAGTCACTGCCAGCCGCAATGCAGGAAGACCTCTCGCCCGGGAACTGGCAGAAACAAATGGATCAATGGGCAAAACGTGCGGGGTTAGCCAAATATCTTGGTTCTGGGATGGCTGATTCCACGGTTGGCAAGTCGGCGCTCTACGACGCTGGAACGCTCGAAGGGATGGCAATGCGACGGGCAAATCTAGATCGGGCGCAAGCTTATCTTGGTGGCAATCCAGCACCCACCGCAGGCATTGATGTTGGTTCGATTCTGGGCGCACAGCAGGCCGCTAAAGCTCAGGGAATGCAACAGCGGGCTGGATTTCAAGAAGCGATGCTGGGGCGCACGCAAGGCGCTGCTCAGACAACGACAGACTGGATTAATCAGATGATGTCTTCTACCAATCAAGCGGCGGAAGCTAACAAAAAAGACTGGCAGAACTACCAACAGGCTATGCTCCAAGGGGCGCAGCATAACGCAGATCAAAGCAATGCTCTTGTTGGGGCTGGTATTGGCGCGGCAGGGTCAATTGCAGGAGGATTTGCTGGCAATCCCGGGCTATTTAAGAAATAACAAATTATGGGCGGATCACATTACTCAGCACCACCACCTCCTGATTACACTCCGATGATCGCGCAGATTGAATTGATGCGCCAACAACAGGGGGCAGCAGCGCAGGATGCAGCGGAAGCCCAGCGCAGAGCCATGATTGACGCTCAAAATAACGCAGCGCAGCTAGGCATGAACCAGAGTAATTCTCAGGCGCAACAAAGCCTCCTTCGAGCGCAGGCTTATCAGAAGGCAAAAGATTCTACTGCCTCACAGGCGGCGGCAGCTCAGGCGGGAATGGCTGGGTCCGCCATTACTGGTGGCGCAATTGACGTTAATGCCTTAAATCAAGCCAAGCTATCTAATTTAAGCGCAGCGGCATACTATCTACCCCGGACTGCGGCCAATCTTGCTGGAAGCAACTTGAGCCCAGTAAACCCAGCTATGCCCAATTCTAAGCAATCACAATTCCAGATGCCCCGCACGACTGGAGTAACTTTTGGAGGAATATAATATGAGCTGGTTGTCATCTGGATTTCGTGCCGTTGCAAAAATGATTCCCAATGAAATAGCCAAGGCTGTTCCAAAAGAATTTACTAAAGCGGTTCCAAAAGAACTTGCTCCAGTACTGGTTGCCACTGCCCCGTTCATGGGGCCAATTGGACTTGTTTCTGCGGGCGTAGGGCTTAACTTAATGAAGGCAAATAGCTTGGCCGCAGCTAATGCGGATGCTCAAGCAAAAGCAGCCTCTGACGTTCAGGCAAAAAAACTTTATGACATTCAGCATCCAAACATTGTTGGGCAGGCTACCCTTGGCGGACCAGTTACGGCAACTGCTCCAGATACAACAGCTAGTCAAGCTGTGGGACCAATGCAAGCTGTGGGACCAATGTCTACGAGCGATGGGTCGCCAACTAATTTTAGCGCACCAACTTCCATGACAAAAGCAGTAAAAAATGCTCCAGTTTATAATAAGCCGGGTGGCGGTGGAGCTTTTCTTACACAACAAGCGCAAGAGCAGAGCAACTTTCGTCTCCCGAGCATTTCGGGCTTAACCTTTGGAGGATCTTAATTATGGGCGGAAAATTTAAAAACCCTGACTTTATTGAAAAAATAGGTGGAACCAACTTTTTAAATGCTACTTTTGGCTCGGATTTTACAAAAAATCGTGAGTTTGCTGCGGCTCACTCTGACGCTCCTCCCCCCGCAAAAGGACAGAGCTACGGTGATTTCACCAAAGCGTATGGAGATGCTCACCCAGTAAAGACAGAGCCTGCACAAGGGCTTCCAGCGCCATCTGCATCACCTTCTACTTCCGCTTCAGTAACACCAGCAGTGCAGCAGCCAACGGCATATTCTGCCCCTCAGGGCATAACCAACGCGAGCGTGCTTAAAGCACCCGGAGCGGCAGCAGCGCCCGTTTCCCCCGCTGCTACAACCCAATCGCCAAGAATGTCACCGCAAGCAGCTCAAGTGTCTCAAGGCCCACAAGCTGCCCGGGCGGCAAACCAAATGACGGCAACCCCGCCCGAGGTGAAACAATTTCAAGTCCCGAATTTAGGTCAAATCTCCTTTGGGGGCTCTTAGTATGCCTTTGTTTTACGACACCGCTGGAATTCCAATTCAATTAGCCACGCCAAACATTAATTATAATGCGCTGGCAGGTATTCGTCCGTTGTCATTTGGTCAGAATCCAATTCAAATTAGTGCAGGTGCTCAATGGGTGGTTCCTGAAGGCAAGCCTTACATTGCTCAAGGGATCGAGAGCGCAATCAAGTCCATTGGGGCTGGAATCAGCGCCAGATATGCGGCAGAGAAAGACGCCAAAAGGACAGCGTTAGCTGAGAGACAGCAAGCTTTACAAGAGCAGAAACAGGCGGCTCAAGAAAAGCGAAACGAGGACATGCACAAAGAGGCGATGGCCCGGGTGGACGCTGTTTCTTCTGGGAAAGGAAAGCAACAGTTTTCTTTAGACCCGGTTATTGGGGCTGGGGGTGATGAAGGCGATCAAGGTGATGCATCAACTGGAGCAACCAACACACGCATTGCCCCCACACTTGACCCGCTCCCGCTCCCGCAGGCATCTTCTACTGACCAAGTTGGAGCACTGCAAGGCATTGCCACTGCTTCTCCTCTTATTCCAAGCATGCCAACAATGACATTAAACGGAGCCCCAACGGGTGGGCCTGCAATGTCGCTTTCAGTTGCTCCTATCGCCGCTCCACCTAAGGTTGTTCCTGTGGCTTCCACAGCGGCTCCGCCTAAAGTTATTCCTGTGGCGGCTCCTATTGCGGTTCCTGTTGAATTAACGCCAGCAGAGCAAGAGGCTGAAATTATCAAAAAGGGAAGGCTTTCAAGCTTGCCACTACCAACTTTTGAACCTCCAAAACCAAAAGAAGAATCAAAAAAAGAAGAGCTTCCTGCACTTGGAACTCCTGCCGGGGAAAAAGACAATTCCCAGACTGATGCCGTTAAATATCTGCCTGCATTGGGAATGTTAGGAGAGCCATCACTTCAGCCTGAAGACTCAAAACCAAAAGGGGCCTTGGCTAGAGTACCAGACATTCAAAAAGTTAATCAGCGAGACATGCTGACTCGTTATCCAGAAAGAAAAGATTTAGCAAATCTTCAGGCGCTTACATTCAACAGGAAATATCCTTTTGGAGAGGTTATGGCGGTGTCCAAAGATCCGACCACGCAAGTTCCTTATTTTCACGTTGATTACATAGATGTGACAAAAGAACGCAGGGCCGAAATTCGCACCGTTGAAGAACATGCTGCAACTCAAGGATTGAAACAGCAGCGCCTTGATATTTCCCGAGAAGCCAAAGTGACGGCAATGGCAAATAATTACGAAAGGCATCCGACATCAAAGTTGATGGACACTCGTAAAGACGCAATGCAGCGCATGCTTACAGCCGTGGCGGAAGATAAAATTGCTCGTAAAAATAATGCTGAAGCATCATTGGGGGCAGTCCATCAAGAAATGATGGATTTGTTTGCTCAATTTGCTTCTGGAAAAGCTCCTACCGAAGCCCAATTCAAAGAAACAAAACACGCATTTTCAGGTTTGAGCGGATGGCAGAGCATTGCCAAAAAAGTGCAATTTTGGAACTCTGGGGCTACGCTTGATGAACGTGATGTCCGCACAATGCAAGATTTGATGCTTAACACTTACAACACGTCTGCGGATCAGGTGAACGCTCAGTTGACAAATATTGAGTCTATTTTGAAAAGCGAAAACCCAAACATTTCGCCTATCAAGTTGCCTGTAAAATATCCGCTACTGAAGACAAAGGAGTTCTTGAAAGAGCAACTCGGAGGGAAAGATCTAGAGCAAGCATTGATTGAGCACGCAAAATTGAAAGGTGAGTATTTTGATGACGCAACTGGCACTTTAAAGGGGGAAATGCCCAAAGATAAACGTGAGCAATTTTTGAAACTAAACCCGATTGTTAAAGATTACATTGCGTTGAAAAACAACAGCTTTATCCCTCCGAACCTTGATGAGTTAAAACACCCCAAAAAGGAAGCTTTTGGATCCCTGACATACTTCAAAGTGCCCGGGTTTCACGCTTCGTATTTCTCTGCACCTGCGCCATCACAGTTTGAGAACGGATGGAACGCTGATGGCGGATGGAATACTTCCTCAAAAGAGTAATTTATGGCTGAAACTCCAAAGATTTCAGACGAAGAAATTCTGGCTGCGTTTAAGGGAGAACAGCCATCTGTCAGTCAGCCTATTTACAGCAAGGAAGAGGCAAAAGGCATTTCTGATGAAGAAATTCTAGCTGCATTCAAGGGGGAATCCCCCGGAATGCAGACTTCTGGTGGCACGCTGTCTGGTGGCGGCGAGATGTTTCGTCCCGAAATGGTCGGCAGCACTGCGCCTCCAGAACAGTCTTCGTTGATTGGCAGCGGAGCACTCGGCTCTGGGCAGTTTGCCCCAGTCCCGGTTGGCCCAACAGGCAAGTTTAATGCATACGCTGGAATCACTGATCCTAACACCCGCAAGGGGATTACGGAAACGGTGTTCAAAGGAATCACCGACCCGCACGACCTTGAGGAGCTACACAAGACAGTTCCTTGGTACAACATGGCCGAAAACCCTGTGCAGTTGCAGTCTCTGTTCGATTACAGGTGGAACAAGGATACAAGTGCGTTTGATTTAATTGCAGACGCAGGGAAGGCCGGGGTTGGAATGTTGGCGTCTTTGCCTCCTCTTGCTGCTGGCGCTGGCAGGCTAGCAAAGGATGCTCTTACAGGCGCAGTGTATGTCGGTAGCCCTGAAGATTTCGGGAAAGGCAAAACGCTCACTGAAGAGCAAAAAAAGGGACTAAACGAACAGCAAATCCGAGACGCTGAATTGTCGCTCCGAGACAAAACGTATCGGTCCGCTCGGGTGTTTGGCGATGCCCTTTTGATGGCTAGAGAAGACCTTTTAAAGGCAACAAAGGATTTTTCTGAAGGTAGAGCTATGCTTTGGGACAAGGCTAAGGTTGGCATTGCTAAAGCCACTGCGGAAGGGACTCTAGCAGACCCATCAATTGCTCCTGCCATCTCTATGGAGCAAGAAGCTGCATTGCGTGAAGCTGCGGCTGCTCCAGCAATGGATCAAGCTAGGAAGAACTTTGCAACTCGGATGAATGCAAAGTATATCGACCACATGCAGAGGGAAAAAAATCCCGCTGTTTTGGCCAGAACAATTGATGACCTGTGGCAAGATCCTGCCGTTAAAAAATACTGGGTTGATGTTGTTGAAAAGTTGATGCCCCCAGCAGAAGACGCTGTTTTTGGATTTGGAGGCAATATTGAAGCAGCGAGGGCTAACCGTCGATTGCAAGCAGAAGCAGCCGCTGAAACTGGGGTGCAAGCTCAAATAAAAGAAGCCAATCGTCTACGGGAAGACCCTGAACAAGTTGGCGCAATTGCCATGACATCGCCATTAAACGTGTTTGGGTTGGGCGGGGCAGTTGTGCGAGATTTGAGCATGTTAGGTCAGCAAATAGGTCGAGGGTTGAGAGCGGCTGGAAAGACTGGTGAGGCTCGCAATGTTATGTACGCCGCTGATAGCGCGGCACTGCAAGCGCAGCGTGAAGCGGAGGCAATTGCCCGAGAGCAGCCCGGGTGGCTCGAAAAGCCACTTGGCAACATTGCAGACACCATTGATCGGTCTAAAACAGCCTTTGAAAGCCTTCCAAAACCTGTAAAATATGCCGGGTCGACTCTACTTGGCGCTGGCGCTGGTGCATTGGCGTCTGATGATCCGCTGGCCGGGGCGTTAAAAGGCGCAGGAACTGGGCTTGGAATTCAGCTTGCTGGTAAGGCGATTGCGGCTGCGCCTCGCCTTGGGCAGCAGCTACTTAAAGCTGGAAGGTTATCCGGCGCTGAATTGGGCCGCTTTGAGGCGTTAGAAAAAATGGAATCAGCATCTCCTGAGGTGCAACGATTTTTGAACTGGTCGCAAAAAGCTGGTGGCGGCAAAGCGTTGGATTTTATTGAAAAAAACGCAAACGTCTTTGTGCAACACAACGTGTCAATGCTGCCAATGATGGTTGCAATGGGAGTACTTGAAGACAAGGACGCTCAAGAGTTTGCACAAATGTGGGCTGAGTTTGCGACCTATGGATTTATTCACGGGCAGGTTCTCGGAGGATTAGTAGGGAATGATCCGATTCGCAACAAAATGAACCGAGACGCAGAGATGCGACAGGCTCAAAGGGTTATGCTTGGGTTAAGCCCAGAATCTCGAGAAAATGTCACAAATTTGAACTGGGACAAGGTCATCAAGCAGTCTGAAAAACGCCTTGATCGGGCTCAGAAAACGCATTTTGCCGAAATGGTGAACGGGGCAAATACACCTGAAGCGGCTAAGGCCAAAGCAGATTACGAGTTTGCTTATCGACTCCATCAGGAAAACATAGTTGCGCCCCCGGAAGCCCGGCAAGCGTTCGAGGATGGCATTAAATTGTCGCTAGGGAAAGTGTCAAACCTCATAAACGGGGTGCTGACTCCTAACAGCAACATGAACATTGAGTTGCTTACATCTAGCCAAATTATCGACAAGATGATTACGGAAAACCCTAATTTCAATGGGGTTGGAGCACCAATGACTATTGAGCAGGCGTTAGAAAAGAATCCAACCGCTGACGGCATTATGATTGGGAAAGGCACCGCCAAGGACGGGTTTACGATGGACCCTGCCAAAGATACGGTGTTTGTGAATGTTGAAAACGCTTTAAAAAAGGCAGAGCTTTCTGGGGAGGCTATCTCAAACGTCCTTGCTCACGAAGTTGTTGGGCACGGCTTGTTTGGCAAGGACGAATACCGCAAGCGGATCGCACCTTTGTTCAACAAAATATTCGGCACAGAGGCTGTTGATGAAAATGGCAATGTGCGACAAATCACTCCTGCGGAGCCCGGAATGTCCCGGGATGATCTGTTTGGCAAATTTTACAAAAAATATTTAGAAGGAAAGACAGCAGAACAAGTTCAGGATTACGCTGAAGCCGCTGGAGTTTGGGATGAAGCGGCAAACGACTTTAACAAGAACAAGATTGTTGAATTGATGCGGGAGGAAACTCTCGCAGAAGCTCACGCAGGAAGGTTCTTTGGCGACCCAGAGTCTCCAGCGCAGCGAGGAATTAACTGGTTGGCTTCTCGTGTCAGTAGCAACAACGTCAAATCTGCGTTGAATCACTTGTACGCAATTGCAGGGCCAGCGGTGTACAAACAGTGGACTTCTGGGCTTGTTGGCGCAACGTACAGCCCTGAGGTAATGCGTGCGATACGCAACGTCGAGCGGGAGATGAAGAAGTACGACGGCGACTTTACTGACGCAGAGCCGGGAGAAGCGGTGGCTGCGCCCATTACGCCAAAAGACGTAAAAAACTCAAAAGAGTTGCTTAACAAGTATTTTAAGGACACAGGGAAATTTGAGACGATTCCAGTGGCTGTAGTTACGGACGCAGATGGTAAGGTAGTGCAGACGGTTAACCTAACTGACAACAACGCATCTGAAGGTAGTTGGATTTATCACCAAGACGATACGACTGGGGATAATGTTCCAAACAAGGAACGGGGATTTGGAGAATTACATCCTGAATTAGTTGGACTCGAAGTCCCGGTCGGTGGGCGAGTACAAGTAGAACGTCAGATTGCTTACGACGAGGCCACCGGGAAGCCAAAAGAACGCAAAAACAAGGAAACCGTAGCGCATATTAAGCGCCGGGTGCAAATGGTCCGTGATGCCATCGATAACGCTGGAGATCCATCTGAGCTGGGACGGTTCCGGGCGATCAAAGGCGGGCAGGGAAAAGATGATGAAGACCTGCACTACACTGGAAAAATGACTCCAGCGCAGCGTGCGGCAATTGCTGCACTTCCTGAAAGTATTGTTCCAGCCTCAATGAAGGAACTGTTGTTTAAGTACGACGACCTAATGACTCGGGGCGACGGGACGGTGCTTGATATCGATTACGCCTCCCGGTTGAATGACAAAGGCAACTATCAGGCGTTTTCTCCAAAGATTCGGCAGATCGTCCCATTGCAATTGCACCTCTCAAAGGCTGGCAATTTTTACACAACTGCTTGGGATATTAGCGACCTTCGTAGGAAGGTTGGGCTTTATGAGAAATATGCCAAGGGAGTGTTTGAGCCTTGGGGCGGCGACACACAAAAATTTTGGAACGAGTTTAGAACGGTGCTGCTTCCGAACCTTGCGAACCCCGACGCAAGTGTCCCGGGCTGGCAGGGACTCGATGCAGACCCAAATGTTGCAAAGCTCAAGCGAACCATTTACGAAAAGATGCTCGGCGCACCAAATCCAAATGTGCCCGACGTTGAGTCTATTCCAGACCTAGACCGGAACAAGTTTAGCCGATCCGAACGCAAGCTCGATAAACAGTCTAGCTTTGACCAGATCATCAAATCATTCCGCCTTGATTCGCACACTGCTGCCGAAGAGAACGCAAACACGGAGTATAAGTACCCGATCCCGTACAAGGCCCGGTTTATGCCCGAACAGGAGGCTAAAGAAGAACAGCGTCCTGCGCTCGGTGGTAGTATCCTAAAAGGTTTGGGATCAGTCTCTGCTAAGTACGACCCAAAAGGCACTGGTGAAATCAAGGCAACGGTTCAGCCAGCAGAAGCGCAGGTCCGGTTTATACCTGAGAAATTGGAAGATGAATACCGTCGCGTACCAACTCAAGAAGAGCTGAACGTAATGAAGGCAAGGTTGCCAAAATACAAATCTAGAGTTGAGGAAATTGAAGAAGACCCAGACACGCACATTTACATTTACCCGGAAATGTCTAACAAGGTTGCGGCTAGCGCAACTGTCACTAGAGATCCGTATGACCCAGAGCTCCTGAAGGTGGTGCTGTCTGCCAATTCTTCCGGGTTTGAAAAACAAGGATACGGAGAAGCTTTGTACCGAGAAATTGCAAAATATGCTCAAAGCATTGGTGCAACAAAACTATACGGAGAGCCAATATCAAAACAGGCTACATTACGAAGAGAAAAATTATTTGATACGGAAACTGGCAGACCAGATCCGCAAGGCGGGAGCATGTGGGCATCTAGCAAAATCCCGTCAGGCATTCGCTTCATGCCAGAGCGTGAGGAAGACCCTACAAAGGTCGCCCCCGGGTTCTACAGCAAGGCTGGACGGGTTCTATTAAACAAGATGCCTAATCGGGCCAGTGCGGAGCAAATAAGGGGCATTCTGGACCCGCAGAAGGGTAGTGGCGTGAAGCCTGACGAAATGAAATGGAGCGGCATCAATCAGTTTATTGACGCAGCGCAGGCGGAGAAAGGATATGTCACGAAAGATGACGTTAAGCAGTTCTTGAAAGACGGTTACGTTGCAAAGTTTGAGACGCAGAGGATGCGAGAAGCAAAGTCCTTTGAAGGCGAGTTCTACTCTGAAGCTGAAGAGTGGGGAGGCGCTGCAAAATTTAACACAATTGAGGAAGCAGAGAAATCTGCAATGGAAATGTTTGGGATGAGTAGACCAGAAGCGGAAGAGTTCGTTTCTGAGACCAACCAAATCGATTCTGAGTACGGAGAAGACGAGACGCAATACTCCAAATACAAGCTTCCCGGCGGCACAAACTACGAAGAGGTTGTTCTTAGAATGCCGTCTAAAACAGAAATTGACCCAATTGCTTCATTTAAAAAATTAAACGATGGATCTTTTGATGTTGAATTTATTGATGGAGAACAAGGCACTTATGACACATTAGATCAAGCCAGAATTGATGGCAGGGGAGAAAGCGATGTTGTTGGAGTTGGAGAGTTTCGCTCAAGCCACTTTCCAGACGTTCCAAACTATGTTGCGCATATGCGCACTCAAGACTTTGGAACTGGCAGGCTGATTGAAGAGTTGCAATCTGATCTGCATCAGGCGGCTAGGAAAAGAGGGTACAAAAATGAACAACTTCGCGATTATAATAGGGTGCGTGAAATTGAAGCAAAAGGGCAAGCGGCAACACCTGAAGAGCGCAAGGAATGGACAGCCTTAATGAACGCAGGAGCAATGCGTCAAGACGGCGTTGCCGACGCACCATTCCGCAAAGATTGGCCCATTCAACTATTCAAGCACGCACTTCAAAAAGCTGTTGCTGACGGCAAGAATTGGATTGGCTGGACCGGAGGAGAAGCGCAAGCTGATCGGTATTCCCTAAGTAAACATGTCTCAGCCATTGACCTAATAAATGACGGTGACGGAAAGTATCATGTCAGTGCATACCAAAACACAGATGGATCAAACCTTCCTGTATCAGTAATAAATAAACCCGGACTGTCTGCTCAGGAGGTAGCTGACACAATAGGGAAGCCACTTGCAGAAAAGCTTATTGCTGACCTCAATTCTCAATCAGATCCGGTTACGGCATACGCAAAAGCTGACGGATTAGACCTTGATATTGGCGGCGAAGGCATGACAGGCTTTTACGACAAAATCCTACCAAATGAAATTGGCAAGTACGTCAAGCAATGGGGTGCTAAAGTTGAAACGGGTGAGGTTGAAGGCAAGAAAGAGTACGTCATTCAAGGAAATCCAAATATCGCTCCAACAATGACGTTCACCAACCGTTCTCACGCAGTTGTTGCGCTTAACAACCGGGGACGCGGAGAAGGTGGAGAAGTTGTAGAGATTGGAGAAAATCCCAAAATCTGGAAAGTCGCCATTACTCCCGAGATGCGCTCCTCTGTGGAAGGCGGTCAGGCTCGATTTATGCCTGATGGTAATCCTAAAGAATCTGGCGATTTTGCCGAAAAAGAAGAATATGAACGAATACTTAATTCCAGACAGAGCAGAGAGGGAGAGGTTAGTAGAGCAGGAAGCAGCCAAAACAAACAAGGGTCGAGAGCACCTAGTGAGAATCTCGGAAGTGTTTTCGAGCGTTCCGTTAGAGGAAAGGATTCAGAATCAGAACAGGTTCGAGGAGAAACTGAAAGTCGCCGTGCGTCAGAGGCAGCAAAGCGAGCGCAAGACACCCGTCTAGTTGATGCAGCACGCCAGCACGGGGCGCTTTTGGATCATCGGGACTTTCTCGAGAGGTGGAGGGCGTCGGGGTATAAATCAGGGGCCGAGCATCAAGTCATTCTTGGAAATGAAAATGGCAAAGTTGAAAAGCGGACAAATATTCCCATGTTTGAAGAAAACTGGGGTGATTATTTCGACCGAATTCGACTGCACAATGAGTTTTTCCCTGAAACAAAAATCACCGTTAAGGGAATCCACGATCAAGCAAAGGAATCGGAAGCCAATGTTCAGGGAAATTTTTCAGACCTTGTTACTGGAAGGGTAACGGGATCTGATCCCGGTGCGTATGTTGTCACGGAGCAGCCTTACGTCAAAATTTTAGACCCGTTATCAATTAACCAAATTGATTCATATTTAAATCAAAGAAACTTTTTCAGGATAGTAAGAGGCAATCTTTTTGAATTCTACAATCCAAAGGCAAAAACATTTTTGCGAGATGCCCACGAAGGAAATGTGGTTTCGGGGCTTGGCCCCGATGGAAAGGAGGCCATTTTTGTCATCGATGTGCCAATGCGTTATGCAAATGCATCGGATGCCAATGACATCAAGGCGTTTAATCGAAAGCTGTTTACTAAAATGGTGAATGGCTCCATCAGTCGTGAAAAATACGACGAAATTAAACCATTCCTAACCGACCCCAGCGCCTCGGGAGCCCTTGAAGGTGCTCAGGTGCGGTTTATGCCGGACAACGAAAATATTCCCGGGGCGCTGGAAGGCATAAAAATAGAGCCAAAAGAGGAAGAGCGTCTGCCTGCTCTTGCGTCAATTGCTCCGCTTCCCAAAACCATCACTGATGAACGCGGGATGTTCAGCGTTGTGATTGGAGCCAAGCCCGGTGAGCACGGTTACACCTACAGAACGGCATCCGAGCTAAGAGATCAGCTTAAAACGGTTTCCGGCCAAAAGGCAGCAGTTGAAACATGGGGCGAATTGCAGCTTAAAAAACAACGCCAACTTGAGTTGCTTGCCAAGGCAGACGAGGCGGCTAAGAACGCAAAGAAGCCTGAAAAAACGGCGGAATTTGAAGCAAAGAAGGCCGCCTATGCGGAAAAGGTTGCCGCGCTCGACACCCAGATCGAAGAGATGCGCTCGCAGTTCCCGGAAAAGATGCAGAACATGAGCCCGGAAGACGCCGCGTGGAAAGCTCAAGTCAAAAAGCTAAACAGGTCGTTTGAAGAGGTGTCGCTAAAGGCAACCCCTGCTCCATTCACCGCCAATCCGCTTGGAATTCGCAGCATGGCAGAGCTTGGAGACTCAGTGCATGACATTCTGAAATCCGATGGCTTCAACGGGATACTAAAAGACTTCTTTGGCCTTGATGGTCTGGAGATTAGGCCGATTGCAGGAACGTGGCAGGGGAAGGTAGAACCATCTTTTGATTTGGTTCATCCTGAACTTACGTTTGACAAGGCAAAGCAAATCACTCAGCTTCTAACTCTTGCTTTTGCTCAAGACGCTGGCATCACCTACAAGCCGTCAATTGACCTTAAAGAAGGCACTCAGGCAGCATACCTGATCCATTCTACAAAGCTCACCGACGACCAGTTGAAGTTGGCTTTTGACAAAGCGAGAGAAGTTGGCGTAGACGTTTCTACGACAACGGACGGCAAGGGCATCAAGGCACTCAACTTTGGGACCGAGGACTTTGCCAGCAAGCTCAGTGAAATCCAAAAATCAGCATCAATCGATCAATCATACGAAACAATTGTAGCCTCAGAGCTTTATGAAACTGAAAAAATATTCAAGGGAAGAGACAACCAGAGAGTTCTCCCGGTTTGGCTTCAAGCCACTTCCGGTGGACAGTCCTTACTACAACGAAGTATCGATAGCCTTCTTATCGACTACGCCAAGGCAGCAGCCGCGCAAGGCTACATCTTCGACCCAGCCCTCTACGCCAAGCGGTACGGACTCAGTGACTCCGACGCCAAGTACATAAAGGACAAGCTGTACCCGGTAGACCCAATGGCCCGGAGCGCCAGTCCGCTGTTGGCAGGAACCGAAATCCTGCCCGTGAGGTCAACGTACACGCTTGCAGGCAAGCGGGAGACAGCCGTCCCGGACATGATTCATGCGTTGCAGAATCGAGCGGCCAGTGATGGGGTAATCCTGCCCGGAGACTATAGCCCGAGGGCGATGGATATCATTTCGTCAGTTGTGGCCGACGAGGTTCAGCAGCACATGGCGAGGGCCGCGCTGAATCCAAAGTCTCCAAACGCAATTGGATGGTACGACGCGGCCCTGAAGCGGATGAAGGGAATGTACTCGCAACTCTTTCCGTGGCTCGAGGTTGGGTCTCCCCAGCACGACGCAGACAAGAGCCTTGTTTTCGATGCGGTTCTCGGGATTGCGTCTCAGGGCAACGACGTCTTCGAGAATGGCAAAATGGCAACTCGGGTAACGCTAATGTTAGAAAATGGCAAAACCCTTCCAGAAATTGTCACCGCACTGCATGGCACATTCGGCGATAAAACTGCCGCGATTGAAAACAACATACTGAAATTGCACGAGTTGCTGACAAGGCATACCCCAAGTCAGCTCCGAGCCCTTTTGTTCAAAACGGACACTGTTGCAAATTGGAACAAGAATCTGAAGCAAGACACCTCCCTGTATTACAACGGGGAGCCGCTGTCTGTTGAGGGCGGCAAAAATCAAATGGTGACCGGGTTTATGGTCTTTGGGCCAAAGATCGGATCTTTCATTAATAACCTCCACGGCGACTACTCAACGCTAACCGCCGACCTTTGGTATACCAGAACGTGGAATCGAATTCTTGGTCGCTCATTTAAGTATGATCCTCTCAAGGAAGGGCATCAATTTGAGCGGTTTCAAGACTCGTTGATTGAGGAATACAACAGAAATCAGGCGCTCAAAAAAGGCAAGGAATATACCGACCGAGTGCTCATTAAAAAAGGAGTTGAAGAGCCCTACCTTTACGGAGAAGACGCGCCCAGATGGTCGAAAAAAGAATTCCACAAATTACTAGAAGACAGCGGCGCGATGCTTGAGTTTGCGGAGCACCTTGAAAAAGTATTCAGAACTGGCAGCTTCAAGGGAAAAACCGAATTACGAAGAGCCGCCAAGAATTGGGTGCAGGATCGCACAACGCCGCTTGGCGCACCTCGGGCCAGTAACGAGCGGGCGTTTCAGCAGACAACGATGGAGCAGGCTCAGGCTAGGCTTGCTCAAGCCGGGATTGTTGTTACCATTGCCGATATGCAGGCTGCCCTGTGGTTTAACGAGAAGGAATTGTTTGGCAAGTACGGGGCGGCAACGAGCGGAGCAGAGCCAGCGGACTACGCTGACGCCGCCAAGTTTTCTTTGGACATCATCCAAGCTGGAGGTTTGTTCCAAGTGGATCGTAAAGGGGAAACAGTGCGACTCTTGTCCGAGGCCGATGAGGCAAACCTCACTGGCGTTAAGTCTCCCAATAAGGGGCTAATGAAGCAATTGATGGAAAAAGAAAAAGCAATCAAAGCGGCAGAAAAACTGCGAAAAGAAGCTGAAGGAGAAGACGAAGAATAATATGCCAAAAACACCAAAACTATCTGTATCGAAGGGAGATAAGCTTCCTGTTTCCCGGGGCGCCGGGCTAACAGCCAAGGGCCGAGCCAAAATCAACGCGGCAACTGGCAGCAACTTGAAGGCGCCTGCGCCGCACCCAAAGACCAAGGCCGACGCTGGCAGAAAGGCTTCATTCTGCGCTAGAATGAGCGGCAATCCCGGTCCGATGAAAGACGAAAAGGGTCGCCCAACCCGTAAAGCCGCATCACTTAAACGCTGGAACTGCAAATGAAAGACCCAAAAGACGTAGTCTGTCTTGTCGTAGACAACGGCCTGTTTGTTGAACTTGCGCTAAAACTAAGCAAGACCTTCAAAAAGGTTTACTATTATTGCCCCTGGGAGTGCGCCTTTGCCAAGCTGAACACCGCCTGGATCGGCAAGGGGTTGGACGGCCTGGAGCTGGTTGATTCCATCTACGGCCCGCATTTTGACGACGTCGATTTCTTCTGCTTCCCCGATATCTATTTTGGATGGGAGCAGCGAATGCTGGACCGGATGGGTAAGGTTGTCTGGGGTTCTCGCCTGGGCGAGGAAATGGAACTGGACCGCGCCGGCATGAAGCGCATTATCGAGCGCACCGGCCTGCCTGTTGGCAAGTATTGGGAAATCACTGGCATGGACAACCTGCGCTCCTTCCTGAAGGAGCACGACGACGTTCACGTCAAGATCGACAAGTACCGCGGCACTTTTGAAACATTCAAGGCGCCCTCGTATGAAGAGGTGGAGCCAAAACTGGACGAGGTCGAGTACAAGCTCGGGCCGCTCAAGCATGACCTCAAATTTATTGTCGAGGAAGACCTTCCCGACCGCGTTGAGTTTGGGACAGATGCCTGGACAATCGACGGCCAGTTTCCGAATACGCTCATCTCCGGCCTGGAGATCAAGGATTGCGGGTTCGCCTCCGTCTTCAAAAACTACGCCGACCTTCCGGAACCTTTAACTCGCTTTAATGAGGCGATGAAGCCGGTTTTCGAGGCTTACGGATACCGCGGCTTTTTCTCGACCGAGATCCGGATCGGGAAAGACATGGATCCCTACATGATCGATTTCTGCGCCAGGGCTCCGAGTCCTCCAAACGAGCTCTACCAGGAGCAGTATTCCAACCTGGCAGAGTGTATGTGGTACGGAGCGAACGGCGTTGTGGTTGATCCTGAGCCGACGGCCATTTATGGCGCCGAGATCATGCTCCACTCGTCCTGGGCGGACCAGAATTGGCAGAAGGTCAAATTCCCCGACGAGATCCGGGATTTTGTTAAGCTCCGGAACGTTTACAAGAACAAGGACGGCTTTTATTGCATCCCCCAGGACTGTGGGCTGCCGGAGATAGGCGCTGTTATCGGCCTGGGCGACACAATGGAAGACGCGTTTGCGCACGCTTTAGAGAACGCAGAGCAGGTTGAAGGTTACTACCTCGAGTCAAAAAGCTCTGCCATTGAGCAGGTGCGAGAGCAGATCAAGGAAATGGAGAAGCTCAACCTCAGCGTGTTTAACGAATGAGGATTGAGATTAAGACCATCGACGCGTCGGCCATGCGTTATCCTACAGCCGGCGACTGGGAATGGCTCCCAGACGGCGCGCTGAAGATTACGGCGCCAGACTACGGCGGCCAGGACCAAAGCGCCCTCCTGGTGGCCCTGCATGAGCTTGTCGAAGCATGGCTTTGTAAGCGCGACGGGATCACCGACGAGGAAGTCACCAAATTTGACACCGATCATCCCAAGCTCGAGGAGCCTGGCGACGATCCCAAGGCGCCGTACCATATCCAACACCAGGCGGCCATGTTGACCGAGAAAACGGTCGCAATGTCATTCTCAACTGATTGGGACGCCCATAACCAATGGGTCATCAACGCCGGCAACGAGGTTGAGCGCATCTACGACCGCGGCGAAAGCCGGAAGAGCCAAATCATGCTGGCCGGCCCGAGGTTTTGGGCGGAGCTGCACCTGTACGCGCTCCGGCACGAAGGGAAACCTAGGTATATGCACCATTGGCTCCTGGACTGGATGGGAGACCTCCCGTTTGACGGGTGCCCGTGCAAAGCGCACCTGGAAGCCTTCCTGGCTGCCGACCCGCCGGACTACACTCGTCTGTTTGACTGGTCGGTGCGTCTGCATAATAATGTCAACGAGCGCCTCGGAAAACCTCTGATCGACCCGATTGGAGCCAGGACGCTCTGGCTAAACAGACTTTTTTAATAAATGAAACGAATACCTATCTACCC